ATTTTTTTTTCGTTGATGTATACACTATCGAACTGTTTCCCATCTACTTGTAGATAAGAAAAACCGATATTATTTATAAATAGTTCCCTGAGTTCCTCTAATTGTTGGTATGTACCATCCTCTGAATCTTGACAGACTTTGATTATCAGACCTGAGCAGAAGTATAACTGAAAGTAATAAACCGTAGTTTCTACGTTAAACCGAGTGCTCTTAATATTGGTAATCCATACCAAGTCCCTACAATTGAATACATTAGTAGGGTTAGTGTTTACTGGTTTAGTAAACCATTTTCGTATTTTCTGTAATATCATATCATAATGAATCTCTTAAAGGGTGTTCTGTATGCCCATCTCTTTTGCAGTGAGGGCAAATATAATAATCAATAAAGATACCTCGTAAATAATTTCTATTCCACTTCTTTCTATGTGTTCTCTTTTTACAGAAGTCACATTTCCAATAAGTATCAAGGTATATTGAATATCCTATTAGGAGTATTCCTATAATTATAAAGTATTTCATATCTTAATGCTTTATGTCCTTTATTCGTAATATACCTTTCCTCCTACGGAGAAAAAGTATATACTCATAGTACTTCTAGTTAACTGTTAGTAAGGCTATGGTTAGGATGTTTCTTCCATAGCTTATCTAACAATATTACTTTTAGTTCTTGTCTCTGATAATACTGCTTCCTATGTTTACCATGCCTACCTAAGTAATTGCCTGGATAGTGAAGGTCATCGAGATACACTCGGGATTTCGATTCATCGGTTCTTACCAAACGACCAAGGAACTGAATTGATTTTTCCTGGCTATCCATGGATGCAGCATTAAGTAAATACCTAAGCTTAGGAAAGTTTTTACCTCGAGCAATGATTGTAGTTGATACCAGGATATCTATCTTACCTTCCCTAAAATCTTTCATAATTTGTTGTCTCCTTTTAGTGTGAGTATCAACATGCACATAGGCAATATTATAGGCATCGCCCAGTTTCTTTTTAAAGAATTTATATAGATTTTCACAGTGTGCAATATGCTTGCAAACTACAAGTGCAGGATATCTGCCATAGGATAAATTCCATTTTAACCTTGCTAAAGCCATCTTCCTCGCTATCTTATTTTCGGTAATGGTATCATCATATATTTCCTTATAAGATATACAATCAGATTCCCAATTACCATACCAAGGTTTACCAGGTACCATCTTTACGATTGTCTTAGTAGAATAACCTTTTCGAATGGAATCCTTAAGTTTGAACTCAGCGAGTACATTACCAAAGAAACAACGTAGGTTCATATTCTTAACTTTATCCTTAGCAAGCTTACTCATATAAATTGTACCAGATAAACCGATACGAACTCTAGTATTAAAAAGACGAGTAATCACATTCTGATATTGCTTACTACCTCCTTGGTCAGCCTCATCAATAAGTACCATATCAATCTGAGATAGTTCCCTTTGATAAAACCTCATATTACGAGAAATAGATTGAACCATACCTATGGTGAAGTTACCCCAATTTAAAACCTTGCCTTGAACGAAAGTGATATTCTCTCCCGGGAGATATTGCTTGAATTCTTCTCTAGCCTGATTCAACCAGTCAGAGTCATTAGTTATTAGCAAAGTCTTTAACTGCTTCTTATAGGATAAATATAAAGACGACATGATAAGAGTTTTACCTGCATTAACCGTATAATCTAAAACACCAATCTGAAAAGGTTTACCTCCTATGGAATTACCGATTATTGCCTTTACAGCTTTCTCTTGTTCGGGTCTTAAAGTATACTTACCTATTTTCGTAACAACTTTATTGACTTTAGGTAAGGGTTGTCGCATATCTACAACTTTAGGTTTAATTCCATACTCAATACATTTTTCGTATATCATGGGAAGTAAACCTATTTTAAATTGACCAGTCTTGGTAATATAATGTATCTTACCATCCCAGTTCTGCATCCCTCTTTGCCTTGTACGTAAATAGAAAGCATTGGGATGTCTTATTGCAAACTCTTGGTAGAGTTTCTGTGCGAACTTAAGAGGTAAGTCCAGTTCGCACATATTCCCATTCTGAATTATAATCTTACTCATAAATTCTCAAAAGCTTTTACCATTAAAAGACATATTGTCCCGGCAATTATTATTAAAAAGGGGCCTAACCACATAGCTATTTAATAATTACAGTTACACCTTTAGATTTCTCTTTACCAGAAACCTCCTTGAGTAATTTTACATGATGTTCCTCATCGGCAATTAACTTCTCAAGAAAGTAATTCACATCATCATAATCTTTACGATCTTCATATTGTTGGATAGCTTTCTGAATCTTTCGATAGTGAGCTATGGTTTCCATCTCTGAACTTAAAGCAATCTTTATTGCCTCTTCCCAAGTAGAACCAATCCCAATATTAGGATTGATACTCATGGTAGAATAATCCTCATAAGGGTCTGCCTTTTGAAGAAAGTCTGATATCTTATCGAGATGTCTCATTTCTACCAAACCAATACCCAGCATCAGTTCTGAGATTTCATCAAACCGAGAAGATTGCTGAGTGTACATGATAATTGCACTGAGCTCAGAGAATGTAGCATTCTTCCAGATTACATAGAACAGGTTAACTATCTCATCGGGCCAAGGTTCAATATCCTTAAAATCGGGATATTCTACTGACTGGTCTGAATACTTGAGGACGTCAATAAAAGCATTAGCTGCATCCTCTACTCGATTGCCTAAAAATTGTAAGCCTTTCATATTACTTTCTAATTTTATCCCAGAGACTCCCCTCTACTTCAGGTTCTGTCTCCAGAGTTTGTTTATTTTTATTCTTATATAAATACTTATTGTATCTTTCGATTGCTTTCTCATTATACATCTGACTGGGTTCTGGTAAACCATTGCACCATGCAAGAGATTCAAATTGAGCATCTATGAACCAGATAGAATTCCAATCTCTTTCTCCCATAAGTTTACCTAACCTCATAAAGTGTACATACTTCTCAGGTTGGTTTTCATAGGATTCATAAATACCAGTAGCATTAGCTATCTTCTTAATAAAGTAATCATGAATATCCTTAGTATAACCTGGGTCATTATCTTCGGCTAATTCCATTTCAGCACTTACTTGATTGGTAATATTATCCTGCATGGATATTAACCTTTGCATCAAATTCCGATAATCGGTCATTCTCTTTAACCCAATCTCTATATATTTGATAAAACCTTCCCGGGTATCAAATTTAAAATCTTCACAGAATGTATTACATATCTCTGCAAGCTTTTTACAATTTGCCCATTCCCGAGAATTACTTTCGTTTATTTTACGAACTCCTCTATGCTTTAACTTTATACGAGTTGCATATAAAATATCAGCAACAAGGGCAGCATCTCCTTTAGATGCTAGTAATATGTTCTTAACTCGCTTAGTATTCTTATTATTAGAAACTAAGACTGCTCTATGATTTATTGCCTCTTTACGAGCAATAACAAAAAAAGCCTCAACTGGGAAGTTATTTACCTCTAAGGTATTTAATATTTCCTCGAATTGAGACTTTGTGATGTGAATGCTTGGTTCTCTCATTTCTTTCTATACTCGATTAAAGTTAACAAGCTGATTATACAGAATATTGACCAGATACCTATGCCAATATAACCTAAGGTTCCATAACCATCTAACCACCATATAACTACGAATATTATAATAATTGCCAATACCACTAAGGCAATTCTACTGGCATTATGAAGCCAAAGTTTTATAAATCCTTTCATATTCTTATCTATTTATATATTATAATAGGAACTCCTTAATCCAATGAGTTTCTGAGTTTTACAAGTTCTTGATAACTTTGGTACCGGGTATTATAAATCAACTTTAGAGTTTCTTTCTTACCCAAGTCATTTACATCTTTACCGTCTGGTAAAAACACCACCTTGACTTTCTTATAGTTAATAAGCTTGAGACCCAAGTTGATGGCATATTGCTTGGCATCTGGGTCCAGCAATATAATAAATCGTTCGCATTGGGATTTAAGTAACTCATTGACTTGGTAGGCACTAATAGCTTTGCCCATTGTGGCAATGCCTCTATCCCCCATTGTGAGAGCATTAAGTGCTCCCTCGCATATGAATACCGACCGGTACATTTCCAATGCGTCATGATTAAATATGATAAATTGCTTTCCAAGACCTGTGATATCTTTGTCAGGGTTGTTATACCGTGGTCCCTTACCAATGACGTTACGGGCATTGTAGTATTTAAGTTGTCCTTTGTAATAAAAGGGGATAATAAGATACCCGTAGAATGGTTGAGTTGTGCCATAGCCAATGCCATATCTCGAAAAGCTACTGATATCAAATCCACGCTTCTTAACATAGCCTCTGATGCTTTTCGCAAGTTGGCTTTTTCCCATTGAGATATTTCGAAACCCTTCAGGTAAGTAGATTGGTTTTCCTTCGGCAAGTTCGATTTTCTCTTCCTTGAATGTAAGTTCATCAAATTGTCCATTGTTCAGAAAATTAAGTAGTTCATGATATTCTGTAAACCCTTCGATATCCATTACCAACTGAGAAGGTGATGGGTGAGCATTGCATCTAAAACAATTGGTTCGATACATCGAAAGGTTTACACCTAATTTATGTTCCCTACCGCAGTATGGGCAAGTAGGGACCCTCATCCAGCCATGTCTATAATCGTAAGCTCCAAGTCTTTTAACAAAGTAAGTACGGAGCTTAGATTTAAATTGATTGGTTATCTTCATTGTACTTAGAATAACGTTTTGTTAATCTCTTCAATTTTTCTATATCCTTACAACCACTTACGAAAATTTCAAATAATTGGATAAGCTCATACCTAAGATTAATAAGCTCTTCTTCTCTCTTTAATTGAACTTCTGATAGATACATTTCCCATCCTCCCCATCGTATTGACCTACCGGTGTTTGGGTCAAATTCTCTTAAATCTGGAGTGCCTTCAACTTTAATTTTCTTAGGCCCAACAGAAATAACCTTTGTATAATAAGGGTTGTGTCTCGGGTCTGAAGGTATGATGTATACCTGTTGACCTTTTTGGATTCCTTCTAATCTCTTAATCATCTTTTCTTCCTCCCACAGTTATTACAATAATATTCGGTTTTCCTTTTGATATAATACTGAGCTTTCTTTCTACCTCCCTTATGAGAGAAGATTGCTCTACGAGGACGTTGCCTATATTCATAAGAATGTACAGCAACCCATTCATGATAACCTAATTGACATTTAAATGTCACCAGTAGTTCTTTCCCTTTTCTTACTATCGGCATCCGGGTTATCTTTCTTCTTAAATTGCTCATCCAGTTTACTGCCATATACTTCGTCATATTGTTTACGTTGTTCTTTGGTAAACTCTGTACATCTTTGCCTTTCGACATCACATTTAAATAATGCTCTACCAGAGGGAAGACCATCTCTCTGTACTACTATCTCGGCTCGAAGAATATTATCTTTCTCTTCTTGCTCGGTAGAGTTAAGACCCATGATAACTTGAGCATTACGTACGATGGCAATTGACCCAGAGATATCATTCTCATCATATCGAGTAAGTCTATGTTTCTTACCTTCACGAGTAATATGGTGAGCAGTCCATATAATGTCCAAATGTAATTCTTCTGCTAAGTTTTGCAAGTCTACATATACATTAGATATTCTTTCGAAATCTTCTCTATCTCTAGATATTGATGCAAGCTTACCTGCGTAGTCAACCATTAATACCCTTATATCTATACCCTGGTTACGCAATTGAATTATCTTCTCTCTGATATACGTAACATCGGTAATCATGGCAGGAACCCTTTCAACTACCAATTCAACTCCGAACCTTGCAAGTTTTCTTAAATGCTTTGCCTCGAGTTTATCATATTCACCCGAGTATAATTCTTTCTTGGTTTTATTGATACTTGATTGAATGAAACGGTCCATGATTTGGTCCTGACCATTTTCTGTATCTATATATAATACTGACTTCTTCATTCTGAGATAACCTCTTGCAAGGTTTACCATGAAGAATGTCTTCTTTGCTTTGGGTTTATCCAATATCACATTTACAGAATGTTCTGGGTAACCTCCTGCATTGGTAAGGTCATTCAATTGCCTATATGGGCAAGGTATTACTGATGGTTCAGATTGTCTTTTAAACTGTCTTTCTGTAACATCTCGTATCATATATAAGGGTTCATCCTCTTTCTTAGGTTTACTTTTCTGAAGTACCTTCTCAATCTTCCTTGAATACTCTTCGTATTGTTCAAAGTTATCCAAGTCGAAGGAATCATTTAGGTTCTTCATTTCAACGTAAGTAGAGAATTGATATATCCTTTCCTTGATATATTCCGAATCAGATAAAGGGATATGATACAGATTGCTTATCAGTTTTTGAATACTGGGCAAGTCATCTTTAGTTACTAAATCAACGTATGCCTTTGATTCTAGCAATTCTTTTATCACCTGCTTCAGGATATTTTCTGAAGGCATCTTGCCTTGCTTTTTAAAATACTTTGATATGCCCTCGAATATAAGAGCATGTTCTATGAGAACCAGATAACTTGATTTAACCCGACGCAGGACTAAACCACCTTCTTTATCCCTTAGAATGAACCGGAGTATCTCTAACTGGAAGTCCGGAGTGAAACTAAATTTAACTGAGTCTTTAAACTTTTTCATATCTATATTGCAATATTTATAAACTAATAGATTTTGATAGTACCGAGATAGTTCTGAGCATGTTGACAACTATCTAGAAACATACTAATCCACTACCTTAAGCTCAAGTATATTTAATATTATTATTTTATATAAGAAAAAATACTTATATTTGCATAACGAATATTTAAAAGAACATGGGAAAAAGTAAAGGAAATAATGGCTCAGAGCTTCATAGATTAAAACCTATGCAGGAATATGATGAAGCTACATTCAACAGACTTTATAAAGTCTGTAAGCCAGTAATCAGAAATCTTACCCGACAGATTGATTATAAAAGGTTTAACCTTACACCTGATATCATTCAGTCTTATTTCTGGGATAAGATGTTATTTGTTTTCAACAAATACTATGGTGAATGTACTGAAGAACATCTTAAAGCAAGAATCCTTGCATCACTTAGTACATTCAAGAATAAGCTACTTCGTTCGGCATACGGAGAACAAGCAGAGTATAATCAAAGTCTTTTTAAGCTTGATGATTTGTTTGATAATGACAAAGAATTAGAGGATGATAGTGAACAAGAGAAAGCTAAATCTGAAATGCTTGATATGATGTATAAGTATATGAAGGATAAACTTTCTCCCGATGCCTATCTCTTATTTGAGGTATTACTAACTCCTCCTCCTTTTATTAAAGAGAGACTTGGAGACAGTACTCGAATTACCAACATAATGCTTATAGAGTTTTTCGAAATGCCTAAGACTAATGATTCGATGAGATATATCTCAGAACTTAGACAAGATATCCAATACTGGGAAGATAGAGCTAAGGAAGAACTTAAGTATTAACACAAAAGAAAAGGGACGTTTCCCAACGTCCCTTCCCAACAGATTTTCAAAATCAACTATGCAAACACGATTTGTAAAGTGTCCTAATACTAATAACTAATTCAATTTATATTATGAAGTGGAATGAAGTTACTTAGGATGATATCTTTTGGATATATCGTAATGTAATAGTCGGTGGCAATTTTTCGATATTCAAAGTCTCTACCGAAGTCTCTTGTAAGAAACTTTCACCAAGCAAATTCCAGCTCACTACAATAGCACCATCCTGGATTCCCTTAGTTGGAGTTCCTCTACCAAAGTCACCATTCAAACCTGTCTCTCTATTAAAGAAAGATTGAGGACGAACGTTCTCCCAGTTGTTAGCATTATCCTGCTTACCTTTAGATACACCAAGAGCATGTCGGTGCTTAGGCAAATCATCACCCTTAATCTGGATAAGGAAGTTACCCTGAGTAGGAGTATAGTAATCACCTACATTCTGCAACATAGTTTCATCACCAATCTGAATACCTCCAGCTTGATAACCTATAACTATTCTACCGGAGGCCTTGGTATATTCTGCCCAACCCTCGGGTATTACCTCAGTTTCCCAGAGGATAATAGAACCGATTGGGAGATTAGCAGTACTCAGGGATTCAGCAAATTCTTTTCTGATTGCCTCGAGTTGAGCATCAATGTATTGTTTGATGTTCAATGAATTACCTGCTTCATCCACTACTGGGAACCCAGTATTCATTTCTTCGGTTCTCTTTATGGATTCCTTGAATGAACTATGAGTTGCAGTAGTGAAAGGTATCTCCTGGAATTTACCTTGATAAGGTACGATGGCAAAGTTCTCATTTCGTTTTGTCATTGCATCGGTTCCCTTGCCATAGATACCGATAAGAACAACCGAATTTTTATTATTAGAGTAATAAGGGCAAGCACTCTCTACCATTTCTAGAAGATTGCTATAGGTCATATTATAATCGGAATATACATCACTATTGAGTATACTCGGAGTACGATTTGCCTCAGCAATCGGATAATAGATATCGTTAGCCTTCTTGAATAAATCATAGAAGCTTTCTGATGATTCATTCCAATAGGCTACGAAGTCTACTGGATTATCTACGGGTTCTGAGATAGTAGTATGTACTGCGAAGAGTATTACTTCTTCAGTTGAGCCCTGAGTACCTTGGATGTTTTCAATGGTAAGGGTTTGCTCATCAGAGATAAATACATACCCATCTCTTGAGATACAACCGAAGTTTACATCAGGTAATTCACCATCTTCTGAAGCCTTTGCCATGTACCTTGCCATGATACGGTCCTTGATTACATTAGCATACTTACTTCCCGATACTCCCTGAGGAGATACTGTTAACCTATTACCATTTATGGTGGCTGAGCCAAAACCACAGAATGGTCCTAAACCAGAGGGAGCAGCAATTGCCTCTGCTGCTTCCTTTGATTTAATGATACCTTCATACTTAAAGTACGTCTTCATTATTGTTATTTTTAAAGTTATTCTTTTGTTCTGCCATATCCTTAAATGCTTCACCCAAGTCCTTGAACTTGAAGGTTAACAATTTAAAGAGAATCTTCCATATACTGTACTTCTTTTTGATACCATGTATTTCGCAGATATGCCCATAGATACTATCTACTTCGAAGCAATAGCATAACACCATTACAGTTATAGATACTACTATTGGGTCCATCCCATAGGGTTCACCTATGGCCTTACCAAGTACAGCTCCCAATAAAACATAGCAGATATAATCTACTACTTTATTTAGAGTTCTTCTTCCAGCCCTAGACTTTCGAATTTCTATACCTTGAACTCTACTTGCAGATATACCAAACCATAAGTCAGACAGAATTAGTATTATTGCTAATACTATCATCCATCTCAAATCATGGAGGATTTGAGTACACTCTCCCAATATGCCCACAGTAAATGCCTTGAATAAAGACTGAGTTGTGGTCTCAGTGATTCTATCGATTGTATTTATCATTGTTCTACTATTTGCCAAGATTGATTACTGTAGGTTGTAATGGTGAAGGTCTTTTCCGATAGGTCATCGAAATCCCATTCCAACTTTTGAGGATTAACACTTAAGAGGTCTGCATCTACTACTGTGAACTTAGTTCTCTTAGAAGTATCTGCAACGGATTCAAAGATATATTCTCCTGCTTGAGCAGTAATGAATTCATAACCTTGTCCACCAGCATCATAGGTATTAACCTTGCCCACTTCCCTAATTCTACTATCGAAATCTGGTTTATTCGAGGTACATTTGATTAGGGTAGATACTTGTTTAACAGTACCCTTTAGTTCGGCATACTCCGGAGTACACGATATCTCAATGATAGTTGGATAATCTTCCAGGATTACTTGGCATCTTAGAGAAGAACCATCATCAGCTACGAAAGTATAGGTACCTGCTTTAGTAAGAGTAATCTCTTCACCCAGATTATAGGTTTCCCCAGTCTCATCACAAGTAGCAGTACCATCTACATTTACTCCGTTCTTCATTTCTTCCAGTGAGAACTTACAAGCAGACTTCTCATCTACCAAAGCATATACTGCATAGGTATCATCGATTTGGTCTTCAGGCAAAGTCCAATCTGGTTCTTGCCAATGTTCATCGGTAGTATCTGAAGGAACTATCTTTAACTTATTCTGATATACTGTTGGAGAATTGCTTACGGTCCAGATAGTCCTTGCAGATGGGTAAGCTACAGATTGGAAAGTATAAGTACCTGACCTATTAGTAGTATATACATAACCATTCTTAGCATCGAATACTTCCCCGGTTTCTACTACTCTTACTCGATAGTCATCACCATTACCTGAGATACGTTGAATACTTACTGTAGTCTTGGCTGAGCCATTGAACAAAGTAGAAGAAGGTGGGTTAATACTAACTCTATATATTGCGGTCTTACCAGAAGTTACTTCGAAGATACCTACACCTTCTTCGGTTTCTCTTTTATCAAGAGTACACCTAAACTTATAGGTACCATAACTACTGGCAGTAAACTTATCGCCATTCTTAAATAACTTAGTGTCACCTACCAACCTACAGTATAAGTCCCCAGTAAATGATTCTGGGTAATTAGATTCGATAGTTAAGGTAGTAGTTGCATCCCGTATACTTTGTTTATCCCCAACTCGAAACTCGGATGGAGTACATCTTACCTTATAAGTAATCTCTTGTCTGGTTACTACAAAGGAAGTTTGTTTTACTGGGAACTCTACAATCTCAAAGTAATAAGTACCTGGTTCTTTAAATTCCCAAGTTGCTCCTGATACCTTTACTTGGTCAGTCCCTGACAGTCGAACATTACAGGTTTTGATTTGTCCCTTATAGGATACGTTAGCCCTTACTACCGTATGTACACTTAGCTTTGATGGGGTTATCTCTGCAGTAACTGGGTCACAGGTAATTGAGTATACCCTGTTATAAGATTCCTGACCTACAGTGATTTGGGTTATCTTGGAGTTATCCCCAACACTTCTGAAATAATAAGTACCAGCCCTTGGTATATTAAATATGGAACCACTGGGATGTTTTGTGTATCCCCAGTTTACCTTGTCACTTGATATCTGAAACCTTAAATCAGCATTAGGCCAATCAGCAGTTACAGTTACCATAACAGGTACTTCATATACTTCTGAAGTTATCAGATTTGGTTGGTCAGGGTTTACTAATTCTGCCTTGATTACATACCCATCATTTACCGTAAACCCATATTTGATATTGAATGATACATGGTAAGGTATGAATCTTCGGAAGAAACTTTCTACAGCTTCCCTAAACCTTTTGAATGCCTCAGAGTTCGAAGTATATCCATGACCTGTAAGGCTAAAGGTTACGGGTATACACTGAGAACAATCGAAGGTATTATCATAGGAATACTTATCATCATACAAGAAGTATTGGTCAAAGTAAGGATGGCCTTTTATCCAACCATCGTAAGAATCTGCCTTAGCTGGGTCTGAGACTGTACAGGTTAACCCATATAGCCTCATCATTATTTCGAAGAATTCAGATGTGCCTCGTATCTTGAATAGAGATACCGAGTATCTTAGAATGTTTCTTACTTGAGTACTGGTTAAAGTGAAAGGTCCCTCCTTGGGTATTATCCAAAGCTTTGATAATTCCTGGAGTTTACTGTCTGAGTAGAAACCATTAAAGTACTCTGACCACTTCTGGGCATCTATGGTGTTCCCATAAGCGAAGGGCATTTCTCCGAGGAATTGCCAAAGAAAGTTGAGATACATGTCTGGAGTTTTATCTATATCGATAATATCCAGAATGTTATCAATGTCCTTAGTAATATAATCTTCAAAATGCTCTCCACAAATTTCTAGAAACCTCTCCAGAATGCCCTTACCATTTACCTTATAAGTATCTTGGTCCTTATATTCGAATGGTAAAAAATCGATTAGGTTTTTGAGGTTTATCATACTATCTCATTTACGGTTAGTGTTAACTGTGAAGCATTTTCGAATACTGGTAAATTAAAACCAGGGTCTTCATAATCATGGTTGGGTTCTGATACCGTAATTGAATAACGGTACCCAGATTGGTAACTGTTGTTCTGTATATCCAAAGAGAAGTCAAACCCATTTGCCTTGTCTACTACCTGTAGTGAACTACCAACCGAACCAGTAGCTACATAGCCATTCGATACTGAACGTACCGTGAAAGTTGTAGATGAATTGAAGGTTATGAAGTAGGCCATAGACCCAGTAGCCTTATTCAATTTGAACTGGCCCAATGCAAGTTCCTTGTTACCATAGATGGTAGTAGGCCAAGGTTTGATATAGAACTTGGTAAGGTGTAGGTAATCTACGGTAGACAGATTATCAATCAGAGCATAGATATCAGATACCCTTACGCTTCCCCCAATCTCTGCTTGTTCTGGAGAGTAGGCATTGTATAAAGCTGTAAGGATTTGAGTCTGTATCTCGGCAGTCTTATAAGATTTCTTTCCGGTGACATCCATCTCTAAAATGATTTGAACCTTGCCTGCAGATTTAACCTTGAGCCAAGTAGTCATTGGAGCCCTCTGAGATAGTAAGTTGTATACTCTACTGATTAACTCAGAAGAAGCTACTGCTCCGCCATCTGGGCTAATATATACCGTAAGCTTTCTACCACATTCGTAATCGGCTTTTGCCTTGTTAACTCCATCAACTAACATTGCCAGGCTTTCGAAATCTTCTTTGGTAATTGCTACTCCCAGAGTCTTAACACTCAAAGGTATATGTTCTTTGAGCATAGTGAAGTTCTCATAATTAGAACCACCTCCGGCATCATAAGCATTACTTACAGTAGCATCCGTAATTGATGAAGATATAACTGAAGGTACTGATGTAATGGTATTACTCTTTACATTACCCTGAGAACCATTGGTTAAGTAGAATACTACATTGGTTATCTTTGCACCTGCAGCAGGTTTCTTACCAAAGGTACCATCTCCAAACATGATATAGGGGTTTAAAGATTCATCTACCGATACCATAAAGTGTTTATCTGTAGGTTTAGACTTTGCAAAAGTTTCTACCAGTACCCAAGATTCCCCACCTATCTGTAGAGACATAGAGCCATGTTCATAGTACTTACCGTTGGGTAATGTACCCAGGTTAAGTTGTACTCTATCTCCTGTAGGTATTACCATGTTATTGAGAGCACTTGTAGTATACTTCTCATGTTGAATAATTGGTACCTTGCAGGTAGTTACATTTGAATACCAGGTAACATCTCGGGCAGATAACCAGCTATTACCACTTTGGTCTGTAAATAGAGTTCCTTGTGGTATGGTTAACTTTGCACCAATAGAGTTACCAGTAATGCTTCTAGATAAGATTACATCTACGGTAGCGGCAATCGCTGCTCGAGCATGGTAATCTACCAAGGCACCATGTTTAACTACCGAATCATATCTACGAGCTGTAGATAAGAAAGTTTCCCTTGCCATATTGTCTACATAGTAATGTAGTACTTCAGCAATCGCTGCAAACAAGGAGAGAATGATAATAAGGATGTTTCCCTCCGAATAGTCCGTTATGAGTTTCTGACCATCCTTGTCCTTGAGACCCATAAGGGATTCTACCAGCTTGGCCTTAATCTGTTGGTAAGACCTCTGGTATGGGTTAAGCCATTTATTTGTGATTCCCATATTATTGTGTATTTAATGAATTATCCGAGTGATCATAGGTGATGTCGAGGTACTGACTAGAATTTGTTCCATTTACTACATAAGCTACTTCTATATGTATTTTTGCATCAACTCTAGTAACTGTGATGCTTTGGAAGGTTATTCGCTGTTCCCATGCACCTATGGCTTGTTTTAAAAACTCTTTAATTATAAAACTTAGGGCTTGTGAGTTTGGTTCCTCAATACATTGCCAAAGTTTACTACCAAAGTTTTCCTGTCGAAATCTCTGGCCAATCATGTAATATAGGATAGCACTTATATTATCCCGGATAAGTTTGAAATCCCCATTTACTGGGTACCAACCGGTTTCTCCCTTTTCGTTTCGAGTAAGTTGAATAGGAAACGTTACTCCTATACCAACTATATCTGTGAAGTAATTCTTTTCCATTAGTGTATACAAGATTTATCCTCATAATCATCAATCTGAAATTGTGAGAATGGTTTAGTTACTTGAGTTACAGTAGGACCTGAAGAACCTGGTCCAGTAGTTACACCTGAGTGTACATGAGAGTTGAACATACTTCTTAATTGTTCGAGTTCCTTAACCGTTTGGTTTAGTTTCTCGGTTAGCTGTTCGATGTTGATGATACCTCTATTTTCTCCCTCATTTATTACTACGGTATCACCTGAGTTAATACCAATGCTTTTCTTAGAAGCCACCACTACATCTGATTCAGAGTATACTGACACAGTACCATTGAAGTATAAGTTCAGAGTTCCTTCATCGTCATTAATAACAATCAGATTACCTTCTGGAGTAACTAAGCCCATCTTATTGGGCCCATTCAAGGGTTCAGGGATTTGTTGTAATCCCCATCCATGATATTCCCAAAGAGGTTTAGTTGGGTCTCCGAATTCGAAAGTAACAAAAACTATATCGCCTATCTTAGGAGCCAAGAACTTGAAGCCTGTACTAATTGAACCATGTTGTCCTTTTGGTAAGGCCCATGCAAAAGTACCTCCCATTACTTCTGGGATACATACTTTCACCCTATTCATATTCTTCTCAGTATCTTCATTGTCTATGACTATACCTCGATAAACTGAGTAGTACCTACCAAGGCCTTCTAGGCCTTCTTCGGTTATTATCTTTGCAGTTTCGTATCCCATAATTACTTAATCTTATTTTTCTTTAGGTATTCCTTGAAGTTCTTCATGGCCACTGCCTGATAATCAAATTTAACCCAATAATCATCTGGCACCTGAACTTCCTTGATTGTAATCTTGCCAGGTATGTACTTACCGGTAGATGTAGTAAGATTACCTTCACTGATAATCATACCTTCGGCTTTTTCAAGTGGGTCTTTTGCAACTACTTCGGTATAGTAAGCTTTCTTCCGTATAAACTCATCTGCAGCTCTCCAGTCTTTTAATTGACCATTCTTGTCCATGAAGTTCTCTACGAAGTATACTACCTCGTTATAGGTGAAGTCAAGTACCAATTCATTAGTATTACTCAAAGCCTTTTTATCTTTACCCTTATCCGTCTTACTGTTTGCCTTAGCTTCATTGGCTACAATAGTTTGAGTAGATAAACCGGACTTAGCTGTAACTGAACCTGATTTACCAGCATTCTTAACTAATTCTAAATTAGTTACATAACCTTGACCTGCATCCATAGAGTGAGTACACTGTTTAATATACCAAGGTCCTGACCAACGTTTACCTACATTCTCAATTATGATAATCTGAGATGATGCTAGAGAAGGTCTGCCCACTACTTGCATTTTACATACAATACGTTTCTCTGTATGCTTTAAACCGCCATTAGCATTAGCATTAGCTGCCCAAGCATATTTATCGGCTCCCCCATATCTACCAAATAGGTTATGATAAAGCTTATAGATGGGCACATCCATATTAGCCTTTTTCCAATGTTGTACTTTCACACTGATACTGTAAATTCCCAAGCTTTGATTAAGAGGGTTCTTATACTTGATAACTGGAGTGTCATCTATTACGATTGCATACGGGTCATCTTTTAAAGCTTGTATACCTCGATTTACACTTGCCATGTCTTCAGATCCCCAAGCAGTAGCACCTCCCTTATTAGCATGTTGAGGGTCATAATCTCTTGGGTCTACATCTTCTACAGTCATGTAAGTCATTTGGTCTTCACCTTCAAATAGATACCTCTCATTCTTCAATATCTTATAAAGATTAGCCTCTAACTCTTTACCTGTTTTTGAATTACGTAATGCTTGTTGTACGGCAGATTTACGGTCACTTGGTAAATTAGAAACTGCTTGATTGATGGATTCTTTTAGTTCAGTAAGGCTCATCTCATCTAGATGTTTCTGTTTACCATTCCTATAAGCTTCTGCAGGGTTAGCAGCATTGTATTCAGCTACGTCACTATTCCAATCGTAATTCAATTCTTTCTCTGCTGCAACCGCTGCTTTGAAATTCATATCATTAGCTAGAGCATGTTCTATCTGAATACTTCGTACTTTCCAAATATCTTCGGGATTATTCTCTGCCCCATATTTACCTACTGAAGTATACCAATTTTTGTAGTATACACCATTTGCCTCATTGGGCATTACTTGAGGTAAGTTGTTATCTTCTGGTTCTTTTATACCTGTAGTGACTACATTTAAGTCTTTAGTCTCTGGACTTACCAAAGGAGATAGAGTTGCCTTAACTCTTTTGGTAATGTTCTCCATGGCAAAAGATACACTAAGTACCTCACCATTCTCACCTTGATAGGTATAAGTATGAACTGGTTCCTCATTGAACTTACGATTATGTATATAGATAACTCCATCCCTGGAATCTACATACCAAGGCCCATTAGTATAACCTTTCATCTTCTGTTCTAATTGAACCAAGATATTCTTACCCACCAAACCAAAGTCGCTATCAATTAAAGCCTTTAAATCCTCAGGCATAGCTACTTGAGCTACTCCACTAAACCGGTTAGCATAAAGCACCTTTCCAGTAGTAGTTCGAGTATTTTCTGTAGGCACTTGTAGTGACTCATATACTTTATTACTTATTATCTGTTGTTCCATTACTGAAAGATTTCTATGATTACACCAGTAGAATTATCACAACCATTGTCCAAGAAGGTAGATAACTTATAACCTTCCATATCCGAAAAGTTATAAGCAGGCTGATACCTTAAATCACCTGTGGAATCAATGCACTTAATAGTTACATGAGTACCTGTAGAATCAAAAGTAGCTTCGAAGTCCCTTACCTTGATTACCTTTATGGGACCAGATACGAATTGACCATCGGGATAAATATAACCCCACTGAAGGCAGATTACCTGACCCTCTTGTAAAGCCTCGATATCTACGGTATCTGGATTGCCAGTATCAAAAGTGATGGTAGCCAAATTCTCTTTCTCTTCATCGTATTTATAATTCCAGGTACTTATATACGCTCCAAGAGGAATGCCCGTAAGAGGATTCTTAATAGGCATTCCTTTAAAATCGAAAAGGGCCAAATAAGGTTGGCCCATTCCATTATACAATATAGGTTTCTGTTTAGCCGGCATACACTGGGATTTTTATAATGGTTCCACTTTCTAATTCCTTAAATGGATTGAGGATAGTATTTGCTTCAGCAATTAGAAACCATTTACCAGAATCCCCATAATACCGATAAGCAATATTCTGCAAAGTCTCACCATCCTTAACGGTATGTTGAAGATCATCGTTAGAAGAAGGTACTGATGTCTGTACTGCCTCTAAAGAATAATCTCCATCGCCATAGTTTAAAACATAGGCCTGGTTATAGGGACTTGCACCTTTTAAATATTGAGATGTATCAATCATATTTAATGCCCTCCGTCTTCTTAAGTGAATCAGTATTAATAAAATCTCCATAGGATAAATTATAAGCACTTACTCTCTTGAAGATTAATTCCTGAGTTGCTGCTGCAGGCAATAACTTACCATTGCCAAATGTAGCAGGTTTACCTGGTACCCTTACTCTATAACCATTCTGAAAGTTCTTCAGAGTATAGGTTGCAGAGGTAAGGATATAATAATGATTTTCGAATATACCAGAATCTCCCCACTCGATTTGGATTATTGGAGGTGCTGCTTGATAACCGTTTGCCTTCGTCCAGGCTTCAAGTAATCTACATTTATTTATCACTTCCTCTGGGTTATCCAAAGTAGTTGAGAACCAAGATACATTAAATTGAATGATATCTTCAGCTCCCGTGAAATGATACATAGGTGTATTACGACCCATAGACTTAATAGTTGCCCAAGTAGTTTCTCCTCGAAAATCTAATTCGGGAGGTCGATTCTGTAAAGTAATATATTGGGTTGGGTTAGCAGACATGTTATAAATCCGTACTTCGTTTTGATATCGGATGTCTGCCTTTACTTCGAAGTTTCTGTAGTTAGTGGTATTCTTATTACCCTTTGCTGGGTCTACTCCTTCCCCTTCCTCCATCCTTGGAAATTGTAATTCCATTCTCCATTTTGCCTGGAATTGTTTGTTCAGAGTTGGGTTCTTAGAAGATATCTGAGCTTCTCCGGGTACCCCATTAGGGTCATAGATTTTACCCTTGAGAGCACTATCTTTTGGAAGAGTAGAAGTAGCTCGGTTAAGTAATATCCGAGCTCTCCAAAGTTTATTCAAAGGGCCAGTAAGAACACCTGCTGTATCTCGAGTAAGGTCATTGTATTTCTCAACAACTTTACCAGCTGCCTGTCCTAATATTCTAGCCATAATATTTTAGTTTATAATCCTAATACTACTCCAGTATAATCCTGTTGACTACCAAGGGTATAGTCACCCATGGATTGCCCATCGATAGTAATGCCAATCTTGCCTTCTTTTAAACCATCTCTGATTGCAGACTTCATGGCATTGATAAACCTTTCTTCATTCTGAGCTCTGATAGCTAAGGGGTCATCCTCCTTGTTATTCTGAGCATCGGTATTTTTATCTATCGAACTGATAAGTCTACCACCTACCTCGATTAATAGAGGTAAACCTATGCTAATGGCTAAACCCCAGGGTCCTCCTAAGAACCCCATAAATCTACCCATCATACCAGTTAAACCTTTAGCAGCAACCTGACCTGCTGCTCTACTACCAGCATTAGCAGCAGCTCCACCGACTGCACCTCCCATAAGATTACCTGCCATAGTAGTTGCCATTGGTACACCTGGGTTAGGTGTTTTAACATATCTACCATTTGACATATTGTAGAACCTACCCTTGCTATTCATACCAATACCACTTGACATCATCTGGAGTTGAACCATAGTTCTCATAAGGTTAACCATGCTTACCATGTGAGCTTCCATGATGGCAAATTGGGTATTGGTCTTTATAGCCGCAGCTGACATACCTTCGGTAGAAGCAGTAGCTATAGTTTGTAGGTAACCTATTGACCTTATGACGCCTCGTACAGTCCTAAAGCCTGCAACTATTGTACCTACTACTACACCTGTAGCAGCTACTCTTAAAGCAAAACTACCTCCCCAAGTTTCTGAAATAGAATTAACTATGTCCAGGAACTTAACTCCGAATTGGAGAACTGGAGTAAATACTCTACCCATTGCAGCACCTGCAGTTACCGTTAAGTTCTCAAGTGAGGATTCCCATTGGTCAATTACACCTGCATCGGTTTTAAGTCTTTCCTCATTCATCTGGTTAACTGCACCCATGTTCTTATTATAGGTAGCAAGTATCTGTCCCATTTTATCTCTACCAGAGGCAATGTCTCTAAGTACTGGGAGCATACCACGATTACCACGAACACCAAAGATATTGAAGAATGTTGGGGTTTCGACACGAGAAGGCATATCTGCTGCTGCCTTAGCAAACTTCTGATATACAGAGTACAGGTCAATAAGATTACCTTGAGCATCGAAGAAGTCATCTGGACTTAAGCCCATGTCTGCTAAAGCGTTATAGCCTTTCTTCTTTTGGTTAACAAGAGATAGTTGTAAGTAACGTATCATATTTGCCAGAGAGGTACCAGCCATAGAACCTTGTATACCCATGTCTCCCAATACACCAATAGCCGCAGCAGTTTGCCTAAGGTCTACACCAGCAGTTGCCATATCTGCTCCCGCATAAGATATGGACTGAGCTAAGTCCTGTAAAGATATATTTGCATTAGTAACTGCAGTATATAAATCATCGGTTACTCTAGCGGCTTCAGTCATTGGGATTTGGTACATTGACATGATATTAGTCATCAAGTCAGCTACACCACCTTTACCTCCCACTGGCATTGTAAAGATTGAAGCCAGCTTAGAAGCCGGCCCAATCATTTCCTTAATAGCATCGAATTTATTACCTGCCATAGCCAGGTATCTTTGTCCTGATGCAACATCCGAAGCAGTAAGAGGTGTCATAGCATTGACATCTTTTGCCAATTGTAACATCTCCTTCTGTTCTGCAATGGTAGCACCAGCAATCTTCGAAGCAGTCCAAACTTCATTTTGAACACCTGCAGAGTATTTATAGGCCCTGGCCATTCCCCCTACGAGCTGCATTCCGAAGTCTAGTGAATTAGAAGCTGACATCTGAATACCTCGGTTCCAGGTATTCATATCGTTCATCATAGTTCTAAATGAACCAGATATCTTACCAGCTTCCTGAGAGAATCGGTCTCTTAAAACCATGGCAACACCGACCTCTATTACACTCCTACTGGCATTTATCATTTCGTTTTCTTTTTAATCTGTTTATAATATTGCTCGGCCATATCCTTAAATATTTTTCTTATCCTATACGGAAGACGTAAAAAGCCGAAATAATCTAAGGTTATCTCGGCTCTAGTGATATAAACAAAATCACTTTCTAAACTTACTCTTCCGTCAGGTAGAAAAAATTAGGTGCCCAAGCTATAGGATAGTTTCTTTCTTCCCCAGTCTCAGGATGGGTGATATGAGAATCCCCTTTGAATACTGGGTCTATAGATAGGATATACTTTCTCATCTCAGCCATATCCTTTGCACTGAATGGTGTAAAGTTTGATACCTTCTCCCAGTTGCCATCTACATTCAAGTAAAGATTACGACAAAGGAGAGGAGCATTCTTTGTTTGTTTTTCCATAGGCAAAGCCATGAACATCTGTTCTCCCTTACCAGTCATACAATCGAATTTGATAAGCTTACCTGAAGAGAGAGTGTACTCATGGTCCGTAAGTTTCTTACCTTCCGGATAGAAAGGAATGGCATCGGGTTTTTCCTTGAGTTCTTCTTCGGAAGGAACCTGACTGTAATCGAAAAGATATTCGTGAAGATCTTGGCCATACATTACCTTTCCACCTTCTTTTCCCCAATCATATTCGAATTCTACTTCGTCTCCCAAAGAGAAGATTCGAGAATTGAAGATAATACAGTACCGGTCGTTAACTGGTAGGTTAAGTGCATCCTCAATGGTTAATTTCCCACTGGGTGTTGCATCTGTAGCTACTACAATCGCTGCAATGAACTTAGTAAGGTTCATCAAAGTTTTCATGTCTGAAAGGTTACTGAGAATATCTTCGTCAGCACCATTCTGTTCTCTAATCTGGTATTTATAACCAGACGGTCCGATAAATCCAAATGTTCTAAATTCCATGTTAATTACTTTTTATGTTTACAAATGTTCATAGTATTCCCTATAACAACAAGAAAGGGGTGAGACATCCTATCTCAGGAATCCCACCCCTCCACCGAATCTTAGTGAAAATAGACTAAGGAATTAGTATTTATCTGCAGTACCAACTGAGAACTCAATGGACTCAATGGTATTCTCTGAAGCCATTCTGTCCAAGTCTAAGCCAGTAACTTTACAGGGCCAAACCTCTTCGAAGATATGGGTGTTAAGAACTGAGACTCCGTCTTCAGCAAGTTCATTTACGATTGCAGTTTCCCATATCTGAGCAGGAGGTAATCCCCCACCGGCAATCATATCTTGGCAAGCATAGAGCCAATCATGAAGCCAGGTATCTGAACCTGCAGTAGTCATAAGTTTCTCTACGATAAGATTACCAACTGAAACCCTACCTGGAGTTTTAACGTCTCTATTGACATCCCCATGAGCAACCTGGTCAATCTCTACATCTGGCAAAGTACAAGTTTGGAACAGATAAGTATTGATAGGGTGCTTGGGGAACATGATACTCCACAAGAACTTCTTCCGTGGATTTTTTACTTTTGCTCCCATCGTTATAATTGTTTAAGCGTTATTACTTGATTCCACAATTGATACAGACTTGGAAGCTGCATCAATTACAATCTCCATAGTTACCTCTTGCATAGGAACTACATCCTTATATTTAAGGATAGCACGGTACTTACCTTGACGAGCATCTGCCTCGTTGTTAACTGAGAGATCATCCCAAGAGGTTGCATCTTGGTCACCCATCCAGGTATATTCTGTCATGGCATCTTCATCTACCAGAGAGTCTAGTGTAGGTTTAACCTCCAACCAAATTCTCTTCCAAGTACTCCAAACATTAGGCTCTTCAATGTACTTGTTAAGTACAGGGCGAAGAAACTTCTTCAGATACAAGTTCAGTCTTACGATTGAAAGGAATCGTTCTGAATCTTGTTTTACCTGAGAAGAGAAGCAATGCCAAAGCATGGTTTGTTTGCCTGCATCTGGAGTATCCTTGATTACCATTTCATTGATGTAATTCTGGGCCAGAGTATTCAATTCTGAATACCGAGAAGGAGAACCATAGTTCGGGCATACTGGTCCAACGGCATCCCCAATAACTCCTCGGTTCATACCTGCAAAGGATTTCCAGGGTCCGTATTGAGTAGCAGAAGCATCTCCCAAACCTGCAATGGTACCTACTACATCGGAATCCTGAAGATTACCGTTTTCATTGTAGTACTTAAGTCCACCACCGAAGTAGGCAATGTACTTAGAGTTACCTACAGTGCCCAAGCAAGTCTGTACCCAAGTTACCTGAGCTTTGTAGTCTCTGGCCTGAGTACCCTGAGTATAATGGGTAAGATGTTTCGGAACTTCGATATAGAGTACCCATTCCATCAATTCCTTTGCCATATCTGCAGCAGCCTTGTATACCTTGAGTACATCGGCATCAGCAGTAAGGTGTTGAGAAATATGGGAAATGAATAACTGATAGAAATCAGTGTAATCCTTTACGAAGTCCAGAGAAGCAACCCATTCTTCGGCAGTAGGTGTAGAACCTGCAGAACCGATAGTACCGGTGAACTTCTTTTCATCTTCGGTAGGAGCAGCACCACCTACGGTTAATGTGATGGCATTCTTAGTACCATCTACATTATCAGTAAGCCATTTGATAAGGTTCTCGAAAGAAGAACCAGCAACTACTACCGGCTTAATATATTCTGAATTCTTAGCAAATGCACTAAGAGCCAGGTAATCTACCGAAGTATCATTGTTTTCATCTGCAGTTTTGTAAGTGATTACTGGACCTTGTTCAAGTACCTGCCCATTGCCAGAATAGATTTTGTAATACAGGGTGTTAGCCTGTTTGTAGAAACCTACCTGGAAACTATCGGTACTACCGATTGGGTCTCCATAGCCTTTGGTTACTAAGCCTAAGCTATAGGTAGTCCCACTTGAGGTAATTGTGATGAGTGCTGCAGGTGTAGCCGGGTCTGGAGTAGCAGAAGCCGGTACTATACCTTCCTCTTCAGATTTAGCAGCAGCCTTTGTTTTACTTGCTGCAGTTGCAGCCACTGTACCCTGGGTAGCTCCCTTACCAAGTACTCGAATAACACGAAGCTTAGAACCACCTGTCAAGGCTTTTTCGATATTTGATACAGAACCATCGGGAACAATCTCAGAACCATAAATCCTTTGGAACTGAGAGAAAGTAGAGATGATTTCTGAGGGGTCATCGTATGGGCCCTTAGTAGTTCTAGCCAATACACAAGAAACTCCTAACATAGGAGTAGTTTGAAGAACATTGTTGTTCTTAAACTTAAAATCTACATGAGGTGAAGTTGGCATAATTCTATTGTGATTAAAGTTAATTACTCGTTTAATTTATACCCTAGAGTATTGTACCTATTCCTTAGGTATCTTCAACTCTAGCATTTCATTTTCGTTTTGTTCGAACAATCCAATGAGAGCAGTAATATCTTTGATAGGTGTAAGTGTACCTTCTTCCAAAAGCTTTTCTGGGAGAATACCATCTTTACATACGTAGGTATATACCTTCTCAAGTATACCATGTTCTACATCGGGATGATCATAATAATTACCAATTTCAATGAATAGGTTTCCGGTTGGGTCAAGCCTGCCCTTGCTCCATTCCTCTAAGTCATTAAAGTATGGTCTTACATATCCTCTAGCAGGTAAGCCAGTATATAAGATTGTATGCAATAATCTCATATCTGCTTGTGTTTGAGAAACGAGGTGTATATCAACTGTGATATCTTTAGTTTCATAGGGAAACTCTGAAGCTTGGTAATTACCATCTTCTAACTTATCACCGATGATATATTTGTTCACTCCAATATCACCAGCATAATAACCTTGCAGTTCGATTGTTATTCTGGGAAGAGTCTTAGGTCCTTTTACTTGATTATTCCCTATACCAAACAAAGGTATAAACTTAGGCATACCCTTGATAGCCTCTGCGAAACGTTTTTCGTTTTCTTGAGACAAAGGTAAGAAATCTTCGGGATTTAAGGTAAGACCCATTTCTAGCATTGTGCTGAGGAGACATATATAGAATGTTCTCTCAACTACTTCTTCTGAATTTACCATAATTAAGCTTGGTCAGGGATAACTCTAAGTCCTTCATCTGCATTTGCCCAATTTACTTGGCCATCCCCTACTTGTATTTGAGCATCGACTACTAGAGTGTATAAAATTCCAAAAAACCTACAGTCATAATGAACAGTACAGGTTAATTCATCAACACTGGTAGTTGCTGCTGCAGGATAATTCGTAAACCATAGTTTCCAAGGAATGGGTTCTCCACTTGGATTTGGGATATTACCATTAACTGTTTCCCCAATCTTGGGTACTCTGAAGGGCCTAATAAACGTAGCTACCTCTTCCCCATTTATAGTGTACACTATGTAACCTCTAAAGGTAGCAGTCTTCACAGCAGGATTATTTGCTACAGAGTGACCCAATCCTGCCACTGGCCTAATTTCATAAGTAACTACTTTAACACTTGGAGATTGGGTTATATTAAGGGCTTTCTCAAATTTTTCGCTTTGAATTAGCTTAACTACTCCGGTTCTTTCGATAGGGTCATAAGTACCTGACTGATACTCACTATTTCTTGATAGAGTTTTGATAATAGCTTTTCCTGGGTTATTACCTTCCCCTACTTCTTGAGTTACCTCTAACCAATCTACCGTAGTTTCGATTTTCCAATCTACTGCCCGATATTCATCCTGGGGTACATTGTTGAGGAACTTTTGTTGATAGCTATATACTTCTATCTCTAAAGTCTCACCTTTTTTAGTACCATCAAAGGTATGAGTAGTTACGTCTGGAGAAATACTCCAATAAGTATTCCAGGATTCTGCAGGAGTAGTATTGGCTTTCTGAACCAAGGTTACTTCTCTTTCTACGCCCTGTACTACTACCTTGAGAATCTGTTCTTTGATATTATCTCGGTCTTCATTTATTGCCTTCGGTTTTACACGAATAGTGGCAGTACCTGTTCCGGATAATGTGGATATTTCAAAATCTGCTGCCATTATTTTACCCTCCTTATTTCTTTTCTGATTTCATTTCGTATTTCCTTTTGTAAGGCCGCCTTTCCACCTGCAGCCTTAAATGCAGGACCCCAGAGAGGACGAGGTGGTAAGTTACCATCTCTACTACCATACTCGAGCATGATAGCAATCTGATTCAAAGTTTTTCTAGAAGTCTTACCTGTGTAGGTAATCTTCCTGATTCCAATTGGTAATCCTACAAAAGTCCTCTTCTTACCTTTTACTATGGTAACGGACTTTGCATATTGACCAGTAAGGTTTAGCATGGTATGTTCTCCATACTTCTTAATGGTACCCGGAGAATGGGGTGGCCAAGATACTCCAGAACCCTTTGGAGGCATACCCGTATTTAAACTACGCCTTACTATACGAAGAAGTTGATTGCCAAACTTCTCTGTACCTTTCGCATAGCCCTTGGTTAAGATATTTGGAGTTTGAGCAATCAACCTTTCTGCACGAGCTTGTTCTCGTTTATCTACGTATATTTCTAGTGGACCAATTGGAGTCGATATATTAATATTAACCGACTTACTTGGCATGTTACTTGTCTTTAAATAATCCCAGCTCTTCGGCAATTTTCTCCAGGAGTGCTTCGGACCGATTTAATCGGACATCCACATTACCCATATAGGCTTTAAATTCTTCGAACTCAGGAGCTGGTTTACTGGGTTCTTTGTAATTGATAGAGCCTAAGATTTTATCACATTCCGATACAATTGCCTCATACCTTTCCCGGTTATTAAGGATGTTCACTGCATTCTGTCTCTGATTAGAAACTTCACTGACAATGTTGTCCAGATTAGTGGTATAATAAATACCATTGTAAATACCTTCCTCTGCCTGAGATGGTAAATAAACTGTGATTTGAGATACTGAATCCTGTATCACAAGTTCAAGGCTATTTACAAACCCATCCTTAACCATGGATGCCATGGGTTTACTTTCACCTACCTTCAAAATCCTTGCCTGGTCGAAGATAGGATAGAGAGCACGTCGGTCTCTTTCTAAGGAGAAGATTATATCCCCTTTCTGCAACTTTTGAAAAATCATTTTTTCGTCCATGTTACCTCTTATTTATTAAATTTAAACCAAATGAAACTGCACCTGGATTCTTCTGCATGAAGTCTACCAGATTTAAGAATTGATAGTATCCAAATTGATTTATAAGTACCTGAGCTTTGTTTGCTACTTCTTGTGCAATCTCTATGTTAGGAGCGGGTAATGCCAATTGTATCTTAAATTCGGTGAGTTGTTCTTGTTCCATAATTCCTTAGTTATTGGGTTAAAACGAAAAAGGAGTACACCGGTTAGATGCACTCCTTTTCAATCATCTTAGTTTTTGGCAAATTTAAGCCGGTGTAGTAGTGGTGCCTTTCAATGCAGCAACTACCTGGCTAATGATGTTCTGGTCTCTTTGAGCATCAACTACCCGGTTAAGACGAGCAATCTCCTGGTCTTTGGCAGTGTTCTCGATGAGGCACTTAATTTCCTGTTGACCATTCTTGATGTCACAGCAGCAACGTTCCAACTGAAGAGCCAGATCGGATTTCACTTCCTTAATCAAGCCCTTAGTTTCACAGCAACAGTTTTGCTGTTCGTGTTCCATGTTGCAGAGACGGTCCATTACACGATTGAAGCCTGCACCCATTTGGTCACGAGAATCTCTGATATCAGAGTTCGTTTTGTAACCCAAATCACAAAGACCTCTTTCGGTAGTGAAACGGTTGTTGAGGATTTCTCTTCCAACACCTGCAACATCTTTTGCTACACCACTGATTTCCTGAGTTACCCCACGAGCAGCATCAGAGATATCCTTATAGATACCTGCCTTTGCTTCCTGAACAGTAGATTCTACTTTCTGGATGTCAGCCTTGGTGTCATTGATTTTGTCCCATACAGAAACTGCAGCAGCACCAAAGCCACCACCTACCAATGCACCACCGACTGCACCCCAACCAGAACCCAGCCTGAGTTGTTACGACCACAGTTACAATCATTGCAACCTCTATCTGCGATTACTACGCCATCGCCAGCACCTTTAACTTCGACTCCCATAACGGTTTAGTTTTAGAAAGTTAATAAATAAGTTTGATTTCTCTAATATATATATATAACATTATAAAATACTATGGTGTTGTATTTTAAACACTAAAGTAATACTCATAGGTAATCACTGCAGCATTCTGAGTTATGTTGACTGTAAGCTCCCAACCATCATCATCGTTTTCTGCTTGCCTTAATTTAATGGTACCTGACCTTATTGATTCTACGGTATTCTCTGTTAAGGTTAAGGTTAACCCATAGTTTCCATTATCGCTAGATAATGTTGTAATGGCTACATTTGTAACCCAACTTGGTTTTGAGGTTACGGTTAAAGCCAAAGGATATCTTGTACTTATCTCAGAACCATTTATTACCTTAGTCTTAAAAGAATAGGCTACATCAACTGTAAAGTTATTACCTCCCAAAGCTGATAATCCAGTTTTGGAAGTAGTTCTAGAACCCGTAGGGGAAGTAAAAGCCAAATAATACTTATAGGATACTGAAGCAGCACTCTGGGTAATGGTAATGGTTTTAGTAGTTGCCCCACTATAGGATGCAGTTACTGTACAACTTCTACTTGAAGTACCCGTGTTCTCTGTAGCAGTAAGTACCGTCTTAGTTGAATTCAAACTAAATCCAGTACCACTTGCACTAACAGTAGGTGTAGCACTCTTCGAAGAACCTGCACTTGTTGACCCTGAACTCCAATGGTTGGTAGTAGGTATACTTACACTGGCATAAATATTAACACTGCCTCCTGAATTAGAGATAGAGTATGAATTTGCCGATAAACTTATTACTGGTGTACCATCGGTAGTACTGGTAATTGAATTCGCTGCCTGATATACATCAAGGGTTATAGATTTCGATTTACCATTCAGAGATACTGTACAAGTAAGGGAGCCTACTCTTGTTCTAGCCTTAGATGTAGTTCCCAAAGAACTTGCACTAACGGCAGTACCATAAGAAATACTAGCACCAGTTGTAACTGTACCTCCTCCCGTAGTAGAACCATTCCATCCCCAAGTCTGTGAATAACTTGGAGCTGTTGTAAATGAACTCCTTGTTCCTCCTGATGCTGGGATATCTGATACTGCTCCACCACTTACTGTGATTTCACTATAGGTCCTATAGCCTGCAGATTGAGAACAAGAGATGGTTAATTTCTTATTGGTTTCTGCTTGAGTTAATACTACACTACCAGACTTTGCCGAAGTAGAAGTATTATTGGCCATAGTTACCGAAGTACCAGTACCAGTAACTCCTGTATTAGCCCGGGTATAACTTAAAGAAACCTGACTACCATAAGTATGCCCATTTCTGTACTCTTGTTTGTAAGAAGTTACAGTAAATGTTTTCGTTCCTCCAGTTGCCCCAAATGACATAGATGTTGGGTTCACTGAGAAAGTCTGGGTCCAACTTTGAGATGCTGCTGCCTGAGTCATGGTTACTTGTAAAGTTTTACCTGACTCTGCTTGGGTATAGGTGATAGTACCAGATCTTGAAGTTAGATTGAGGTTTTCAGTAGCCCTCCACTCATTATTAGTAGCTGCTGAATGAGTTACCCAATCTAGTGAAGTTCTACTTTGCCCAACTTCTATTAATGAACCTTCTGCTACCCCGTCCCAGTACTTCTGCTTTTTTGAGGTAATGTTAAGATACTTATTATCACTACTTGGGGTACCTCCAATAGCAGGAAAGCTTAACCCAGAATATTGAGAAACAAAAGTATACTTATAGGTTACCTTATGAATATCTTCGAGTTTAACACCCTCGTTATTTCCATAGGAACTAGCATTGGAGATTTCCAAGCCAACGTAACTTTCCCCCGTTCCTGTAGGGGTGAGTGCTAACAATTCAGCCTTGGTAGGGCAGTCGTTACCTGTCTTACCAAGGCCTACTTTAGTTTTGACAGCACTCCATGTTGCTATCTCTCCCATATTAATCTACATCTTTAAGATTTCTGAGTTCTGAGATTTCAGCCTTCAAAGCCTTAATCTCATCGTAAAGAAGTTTAATACCTTCGATTGCCAGAGTAGACATCTTATGGTACTTAACTTGTTTTACCAATACGTATTCTTCACCGTCGATAACAACTGTTTCGAATTCCTCAGGATTAGGAACTGAATCCTTAGTTCTTGGGTCTTCTTCTACGTAGTTATTAAACCCAGCTGCTTCCAAACCTTGTGCAATGGTACCTTCATCTTCCTTACCATCCATGATAAAGGATTCTGTAGGTATACTGCAAATTTGTTCCAGAGTATGGGTTAACGGTTTGATGTTAGATTTCAATCTTTCATCGGAAGACTCTTTCCAGAAACCAGAAGGAGCAGTAGTCTTAGCAAATACTACATTGTCGGTAGTTGCCAATCCTAACTGGGTTCTTGTTACTGAATGGGGATTATCCTTTCTACCTGCATGGTTATCGATAGAAGTTTGAGCAGCAGTACCTGCAGCCTTAGCATTAGCAATAGCCGTAGCTTGAGCAGTAGATACTGGTTTATCAGCATCCGATGTATTGTTAACATTACCTAAACCTACCTGAGTCTTGGTTACTGCATGAGGATTACTCTTATTGGCAATATGCTGATTTACCTTAGTTTCCAATGCCGTTAAATTGGTATCGGTATTACCTACCGCTTCATCGATATAAGTCTTCAATTCTGTTCTAAGAGAATTGATAGCATTGGTTCTGTTAGTAATTTCATTTGCCAGCCCAGTTACTGTGTTATCCAGGTTCTTCTTATCTGCTGCTGTCATTACACCGGCTACGGTTTGTGTAGCTGCCGGGATATCGAAAGTATGTTGAGTTTCGTTTACCTGGAAACTACCATCCTCTAACCGTTCTGTCCACCAATAACCTATGGTTAATTTAGTAGCAGAGGTAGTCAGATTGATTAAGTTACCTGAGTTCTCCAAATCTCTACCAAGGATATGGTCAGGGAAACTGTTAATCCTGGCCGTAATTGCATTATCTGCATTGGTACGATTGGTAGTTTCTGTAGCTATCTGATTAGGCAAAGTGGTATCAAGTTTAACTTTGTCTGCAGCTGCCATTACACCAGCCTGAGAAGCTGTAGCAGCAGTAATCTGAGAATAATGATCTCGAATATTATCTTTATCAAACCAACATTTGAAATTCAACCGTACAGTACTTGCTTGGTAAGTGTTATTATCAAAATGAGATGCACCATTAGCTTTCAGAGAAGCTACCTGGTCTTCCAATTCTTTACCTCTACCTCCATCGAAAGCAGTACCTGTAATTTGCCCAAGGATAAGTACCTGAGCATCGGCTCTTGCAAAGATAGTACCTGTCCAACGGAATTGGTAAGGAGGTTCACCATTAGTGATATTGATATAAATCTTACCTGCCTCTCCAGTGATAGCATTCCGATGAGCAGCATCCGAATACAATTTAATATTCGTAAGTTCACCAGTAGCCGATTTATCATAAGTAGCATATACATCTATGATGTCATCTACATATGAAGGTAATTGGTTAGCCGGTACTGTACCGTTTGCATCGAGAGAAGCAAAGCCATTAGCTTGACCTTTCGTAGCAACAAAGGCATCATGTTTAGCTTCTAGAGCATCAATATTTGCCTGCAACTTATTATCAAGTGCAGTATCTGCTGCTGTTCTATCAGAAATCTCTTTATCGATTCTTGCACCCAATACAGTGTCGGCATCTGTACGAGCTTTTGCTTCATCAGCTACTGCTTTAGTGAACTTGGTATCAAGAGCAGTATCTGCATCTTTACGGTCTTGGATTTCTTTGTTCAGGGCAGCTGTAGATTCATTACCTAAAGCCTCGATTGCATCCTTGCGGTCTTGAACCTCTTGAGCAATAGCATCTGGTAAGGTCTCATCAAGATTTACCTTATCAGCAGCGGTCATTACACCGGCCTTTTCCTTAGTTGCCTTAGGTATGGAAATATTATCTGTCCCCTTCGTTTCATAAATACCCGTCTCTTTATTCTTTACTGAAGGTTGAGAAACAAGGTCTACATGTTCCGCATAGGGTACTGAATTGCGATGATAACTTACAAACTTTGGAGGAAGAGAATCGAACAACTTCTTATCGGCAGCTGATTGTACACCAGCCTTTTCGGGAGTTGATGAAGGCAAAGTAATTGGGTTCTGAACTGTAGTACCATCTTCAACATTAGTCTTAGTAGCAGCAATTCCCACTGTGGTTTCGTTAGGAGTAACGGCACCCAAAGCAAAGTTAGCGGTATTGATTCTGTCCAATTCTACCTTATCTTTCGCAGTCATAGTACCAGCCTTATCTGCCGATACTACCGGTAAATCGAAAGTATCAGTAGTGTCATCATTCAACCCATTGTCCTTAGTTATGGTTACTGTAACCTTATCGGCATCGGATGCTGCTGAGATTTCTGTAATAGCATTGGGGTCTAAGCCATCAAGCTTAACCTTGTCTGCTGCAGACATAACTCCTGCAAGAGTTTGGGTAACGGGTAAAAGGTTTTTGGTTGCCTCTACCTCATCACCGTACTGGTTATTTTCCTGGTCCTTAGTAGAAGTTTTTACTTTGAATGTAAGTTGAGTATCATTACGAGTTATGGCACTTACATCCGTAACCATAGTATCAGGCAAAGCATCAGAGGTACCTTCTTCAGCTACCAGTCTTTCCTCATGGTCATTGGTAATTGACGTGAACTTGTTATCCAGAGCAGTATCTGCATCAGTCCTATCTTGGATTTCTTTATCAATACGAGCATTGATTTTCTTATCTTCTGCGATACGAGCAGCTTCCTCTGCATCGATATTATCTTGAAGAACTTTATCAGCAGCAATTCTTTCTTCTCTTTCCGTGTTGAGATCAGAGGTATTCTGGTCAATCTTTGCCTCCAATCGGATATCTTCAGATTTACGAGCAGCAATTTCACTTTCCAACAAATCCTTGATGGCCGTGTAATTACCATTAATGTTATCTTGAATACCCTGGATTAATTCCAAGTTACGTTGGATATTTGCCGAGTTCTGGTTTACCAAAGCATTGGTAGCATTCAGAGAAGTTAATAACTCTGTACGAGTTTCACTAACGAAAGTCCTCAAATCATTTACCGTTGTGGTAAGAGTAGTACTCAAATTAGTGAAAGACTGCTGTAGGTTATCATCCCCCTGTTCACGCAAATTCTTTTCGGCAGTAAGCTTATTCTCCAATTCGGTAAGCTTAGCAGTCATAGTTGCAGCAAAGTTGGGGTCATCCCCTAATGCCTTAGCAATCTCTGCTAGAGTATCAAGTACCTCGGGAGCAGAACCAATAATCTTTTGGATAGCTGCCTCTACTTGTTCGGCATTCTGGAAATCGGAATCGTTGAGTAATTCTGATACCTTCGTAATATAATTAGCATGTTCTTCAATGCCATCCAGTTTAGCATACAGAAGGTCGGTAAAATCATTTGCTGAAAGCCCTTTGCCATCTACCTTGTCTACCTTCTTATTATCCATTGCCTGGTCTGCAGCAGTACGGTCTGCCTTTTCCTGAGCAATAGCATTATTAATAAGGGTATCTTGGTTAGCACGTTCTGTAGCTTCCTTATCGATATTAGTCTGTAACAGAGTATCACCTGCCAGACGATCATTTTTCTCAGTAAGGATATCTTGGTTGATAGCAGCCATGTCATCCTTATGGTTCTGAAGATTAGTATCAATCTTTGCCTCAAGAGAAGTTTCCTTGGCCATTGCCCGGTCTTTCTCTGTATTGATTGCAGTGGTATTATTCTTAACCTGCTCTTTGAGGTCATTCATAGCAGTCGTATTACCTGCTTCTAGAGTATCAATACGAGCTCCCAATGCAGTATCAGCCGCAGCTCTGTCCGTTTTCTCTTGGTCAATCTTGGTATTCAATTTACCTACCTCTGATTCCAAAGCTTGCTTGGTGTTATCCAACTTAGCCGTGAATTCTGTAGACAAGGCTTTATCTGCAGCAGTACGGTCTGCTACTTCTTTATCAAGATTTACCTGAAGTACCTGGTCTGCAGCAGTTCTTTCAACACGTTCGGTATTGAGGTCAATATTTACATTATCGATACGAGAACTCAAGCCACTGTCTGCATTGGTACGGTCAACGATTTCCTCGTTAATCATATCCTTAACTTCCTTGTAATTATCACCTACAGTCTTAGTTAAGTTAGTGATAGCTTCTGAGTTTCTTTCGATATCGTGCTGATTGGTAGCAATGGCTGTGGTATTCGCATTAACCTGTTCCGTAAGTTCATTACGAAGAGTGTTAATAGAATCCTGAATACTTAAAGCCAATTCTGAAACACGTTTGTTTACGTTATTTAGACTTACAGTATAAGCCTCATCAGCAGTCTTTCTGTCGGCAATTTCCTTATCCAAGCTGGCTTGAATTGCAGCATCTGCATCTTTACGGTCTTGGATTTCTTTATTCAAGTTATCCTTAACTACGTTAAGAGCAGTATCACCTGCAGTGGATTTATTGTCGATATATTCTTTCAGTTTAGTTTCAAGAGCAGTATCTGCAGCAATGCGGTCTGCTTTTTCGGTAGCTACTTCTGCACTGTTTGCAGCATCACCAGCAATACGATCTTCCTTCTCTTGATTAATTTCCTCAGTTAAGGCAGCTAACTTCTTAGTGATAGTTGTAGCAAAATTGGGGTCATTACCAAGGGCATCAGCAATTTCCTTCAAGGTATCAAGTACCTCAGGAGCAGAGCCTACGATTTTCTGAATAGCAGCGTTAACTTGCTCTTCATTTTGGAAGTCCATATCATTAACCAACTCAGAGAGCTTGGTAATGTAATTGGCTTTCTCTTCAATACCGTCAAGCTTAGCCTTGAGAAGGTCTGTGAAGTCATTCTTAGTTAATGAATAACCTTCACGTTTATCTACCTTCTTATTATCAAGGGCAGTATCTGCATCTTTACGAGCTTGAGTTTCAGTAGCAATAACTTCCAACAATTGAGCTTTATCTGCTTGACCTTGGAGTTTTACATCCTCAATCTTATGGTCTAAAACCAAATCCTGAGCAGCACGAGCAACAGCTTCGGAATCGATATTATTCTGAAGTACCTGGTCTGCAGCAGTACGAGCTTGAGCCTCTTGGTCAATTTTACCTTGCAAAGCATTGTCTGCATTGGTACGGTCTGCTACCTCCTTAGAGATTTCATTGTGAAGAACTTGGTCCTCAGAATGACGGTCTACTGCTTCTTGGTCAATCTTACTCTGCAATGCTTGTGTATCAGATTGACGGTTAGTGATTTCCTCATTAATCTTAGAATCCAGAATAGTATCTGCATTCGTACGATTAGATACCTCTTCAGCAATCTTAGCTTCAATAGCAGCCCTATCGTTGATGTGAAGAGTTTTGAGTTCATTTACACTTTCCTTGATTTCGTTATCGGCAGCGATACGTTCGTCCTTTTCTTTTTGGATAAGGTCCTTGAGTTCTTCTTTGATTTCATCGCTCTTATCGTTTACCTTATCATTGAGGTCCTTGATATCTTCGGCATTCTTATCTGCCTTAGCTTCTACCCGGGCAATATCAGCTTTCAAATCTGCCTTAACCGTATCAATCTTGTTGACTAACTGTTCAGCAGCATATTTCAAGTTGTCATCTACCGCAGCAATAGCAGCACCCAATGCAGCTTCTGCTTCCTTAGCACGATTTATCTCTTCGCTAAGAGAAGTACGAAGCTCGGTAAGTTTATTAGTGATAGTTGTTGCAAAGTTGGGGTCATTACCCAATGCTTCTGCCAACTCCTTAAGAGTATCAAGGGCATCATCAGCACCATCAACCAGGTCACTGATTGCCTTCTTAACATCCTCTTCAGTTTGGAACTTGAGGTCATTTTCAAGCTCTGAAACTTTAGTGATGTAATTGGCTTTCTCCTCGATGCCATCCAGTTTAGCCTTAAGCTCATCTGTAAAGTCATTTTCGGATAAGTCATAACCTTCTCTCTTATCTACCTTATTCTTGATAGAAAGTACGAAGGCCCAGAACTCATTAATAGTTCCGGCAAAGCCAGCACGAACAAAGTCATCGTAGTAACCCTGTAACAACCGCTGGTCAATTTCTTCGCAGGTATAATACTTACTTACATACATATTTTTAAAAATTTAAGGATTAATTACTGCACGTTGACGACCCAGTAAGAATTCAGAGTCGATATCTCTGAAAGGTTCTCCTTCTGAACCGCAGAAAGCATTCTTTGGTACATCTGGATTTTCTGGGTCTACATCTCCACCGTCCTCAATATCTCCCCGTATGCAAGCATAATCAGGAAGCCTATTTACCCGGAACTTAATTACCTGGCCAATACCAGGATGAGGTATTATCTTATCCCAAATATCCCCGAAGTAATCTTGAAAGCAGGTGACAAATTTGTTTCCGGTCATCGATTGAAATGCCGTTACATCATTGCCATTACCTTTCATTTCAATATGAACTCCAGAGGTACCGTTAAGGATAACCAAGTTACTATCAAACCAAATTCCATTGTTGGTAGTAATTGGTGTCCACCTCAGTACTAACATCTTTGCCATATACTTTATTTTTATTCTACAAATTCTACTTTTGTATCTCGGTCTCTCTTTAGGATAACCATGAAAACCAAAGCCTCATCCTTAGCTTGAGCCGTTTGAGTATCACCTGATGGCTTATAAACTATACCATTGATTACAAACCTATCTTGTTCCCAATTAAAATCCCAATAACCTTCCGGTGTAAGATAACCGATTTGTTCTATATAAGATTTAGAAATTAGTATTGATAAGTTTTCGTCATCCAATTCTCCAGTGATAGTTGCCTTATTGATAGGCCAGTTTCTGAAAGCATTGTAGTAACATAATGCTTCGATTTGGATGTTATAATATTTAGGTATACTATCCTCAGCATGGCTGAGAAGTTGGTTAACGTTTTTTGCCCAAGTGATGGTTTGTCTACCAGCATCCCAATCTAAGAAGTCAGTGATAATCTTCTTGTATCTATCCCAAGAGCGGTTCTTTACCATTCTCCAGGGTTCTTTTGTCATAACTCGGTAAGGATTGATTTATTACCACCTTTCACAGGAGTACTTGGATTAGGTCCATCCAATACACCTGGTTGCCTTCGGTTAACTACTCGAGGAACTACTGTTCGTGATACAGCATCACAGAATGGCAGATATATTTCCAATCTTGAAGCTAACATACAAAGGTTCTTTCTTAATTCATCTATTAAGCCACCCGGTTGCATTGCTTGAGAAAGTGTTTTCCATAATGAGCTTGCAGCTTCTGCCAAGGTGTCGTAATATTGAACTTCAGTAGGCCCAGTAGTGATTTGTTTAATCCTATCACCTCGGGCAAGTTCAGGTTTAGAAGTACCATCACCGGTTTGCTCTTTGGTAGATGTAATTTGACTTAGATATTCGGAAGTACTTGTCAATAGATTAAGTATCTTCACATTAAGAAAGTCCCATGCTGCCAATTCCATTATTAATTGGTTTTCTAGTGCTTCATACCATAATTCATCAGTATATTTATCTGGTGCTATTGCATGGTTTACTAGTGGCCCAATATAATATTGCCATTTAGTGATGTATATAGATTTCTCTTCCCTGGTCATACCATCGGATATTTCTGAAGGTATGTAGTAATCGATTAAGTTATATATTGTATCGGCTAATGCCGTATGACCATAATCACAAACTACCAGAGTCTTATCTACGGTAAGGTCTAAACCGGCAGAGTTAGTTACGTGTAAGGTAACTGTATAAAAACCGGGAGTTTCATAAGAATAGGAAACATGTCTTCCACCATTGAAAACCTCTCCCTTATCATCGCCAAAGTCCCAGTCAAAAATAGATTTGGCCGGGACTTTGGATATGACTCTGAATGAAACTTCCAGACCTGACGTAACGTACAAAAAGTCTAGATTGTCTTTCATATTAGTCTGTCTTATGTACTTTTCATAGACTACCCTTTAGAAGAGGATTCAAAATCTTCCAGCAAAGCCTGCAACAGAGTCTCTACTGTATCGTTCGGTTCTGCTTCGATTTCGTGGAGTTTTGCAACCAACTTCAGTTCCTCAAGAGAGTAAGCCTTTGCAATTTTTTCCAAAGTCATGCCCTTTTTGAACTGAGCAGTCAATCTCTTGTCCATCTTTTCGATGTCGGCTTCCGAATACTTTTCGATATCGGTTTTGTCGGCAACGATAATCAGATGACCTGCAGCGATAGCCTTTTGGATTTTCGGTGATCTCCATTGACGGCGGCTGAGTTCTTTATCTTCTCCTTTACATACGGTAATCCCCGTTGATTGGTCATGAAAACTGTAAGCTCTTGGTCCCACAGTTACTGTATATTTTTCTTTAGCCATATTTTCTAAAATTTAAAAAGTGATAAAGAGAGGATAGGCTTTTTAGTTCCTACCCTCCCTTGGGAATTTATATAGATAAAACCGGACTACCTTATTCAAGGTTTACCATCAAGTAAGGGTCAACGTTCATGAATTCGGGGAATCCATTTTCGCTAAATTTCTTGTCGGCAGCCAGCAACAGAGTTGCATCCTGGTACATCTTAGAGAAACCAGTAGTCAAGCTAGCGTAGATTGCTTGAGTTTGGTTAGAAACGATTCTCTCTGATTCCAGCATCAACTGACGAGCAGTCAGCTTAATCAAAGCAGCAGATGTATCAATCAGCAACAGCTGTTGGTCTGGAGTACCCGGGTGGATGTAGAAGTCGGCATTCTTGGGAACCGGAGACTTCACATTCAGTGTAGCTTCAGTTGTACCAGAGTGACGGTCTTTAAATTCCGGCAAGTTCAACATTTCGATTGCTTGGTCTTCACCACCAATCATTGTCTGGAAGTTACGTCCCATACGAGCAGCACGTACCCAGATATGCAGAAGGTCTTTGTAAGTGATACCGTTGGTTGTTTCGTATACACCAATTACCGGGGCAGACTCAGAGCCATCAGGGTTGTTACCATTGATAGCCACGTCCATAGCCAGAGTATCCAGAGCATAACCCAACTGAACACCAAAGTCACGAAGGTAGATTCCCAGGACATCGAGTGAAACATAGTTACGAACTTCGTCAGTAAGTTTGAAGCCTTTTCCGATTTTGAAGAGGCTAACTGATTTCTGTCCGAAGCTAACATCACCCAATGGGATAGTTTCTGCCTCGTTAACCTTTGCAGGTGCAGCATCCGACATGTTAACCATCGGCATGATTGCTTGCAAACCATTGATAGGTTGGTCTGATGCAATGATGTTCGGATAGAACGGTGCCTGGTGCATACCCAGAGTGATAGCCGAGCGAATGATTTCCGGAACAATCCAACGAACATTCTGCTGAGGCATAGTGAAGATATTCTGCATGGTATCAACTTTCGGATTGATACCCATCTTTTCGAACAGTTCATCTTCGGAAATACCCCATTTACCGGTAACCAACTCTCCCAAGGTAATTTCTACAGGCTTCTTTTCCTGTGAACCGGAACGTACAGCTTCCAAGCTTCTTACCATTTCCGGCAGCTCATTCATAAAATCCTGAGCCTTCATTTTTGTAATATCAATTTGTCCCATAATTTCTTTTTGGTTTAACGGATGAGTACTTGAATTACATCATTTGCCTCATCTGCAGGAGTGATGGCAATGAATTGTGATTCATCTGTAGCGGCTTCAGCGATTGTGAAACGGTCATGCAAGAGGTCTGCAGTTGGGTTAATGTAACCACAATCTAGAGCTTCTTTTGCAACCCAATTCAAAATCATATAGCCTTGAACTGCTACGGTTACTTCTACTGGGAAGTTACGTTGAGGTTGGTAAGCAGGATTGACATTGTCAGTTACTGCTATACCCAGATATACCTGGCTACCAGCACCACCCGGGATAAACGGTTCAATCAAACCGTCAGTACCCAAAGCAACTGCCATGCCCTGTACAATCTTTGTGTCAGCCTTTACATTGAAGGCTTGGTGCAATTTGTGTGATTCACTCTTGTAAATCACCGCTCTCGGAGTTCTTTCTCCAAAGAGAGTCATTTGCTGAGGATCGTTTACGATTTTAGTCATAACTCTAAATATTTATATGATAACTTACTTGATTTTCTTCTTGTACAGACTGTCGAGTACGCTGCCGGTTGAAGAAGGTTCTTGGTTCTGGGTAGTGTCTTCGGTTCCAGTCTTACCCTGAGTGTCATCTTCGCTTACAGAAGAAGCACGGTTAACGTCCTTAGAACCGCATTTTGCACAAGTGAGAGGGAACTTCTCTTCCAAGCGAGCTTGGTAATCCTTAGTCAAGGAAATAAGAGTAGTGATGCCAGTAGTTTCTGCATTGAGCATCGTAACGATTGTCTCATCTGCATTTTCACCCATCAACTTCTTGTAGGTTCCTACGGCATTCTCACGGAGAGAAGCAATGTGATTTTTACCTACCGTTGCCATTTCTGTCAAGTTTGCAACCTGAGCATTCAGATTAGTAACCTGTTCCGTAAGAGAATTTTTCTCTGTAGTAAGGTTATCAACAGAAGTTTGCAATTCGTTTCTGGATGATACCAAATTCTGAATCAAGGATACCGCAGCTTCCTGGGACATCTCTTGACCTTCTCCCAAGGTAAGCATATCCTTACCAAACAGAGATTCGAGAAATTCTTGTAATTCTTTGTTCATATTTTCTTTATTATTGGTTTTTGATTTCTCATCGCCTTCTTGGTTATCATTAAAAGAACCTTGAGTATCGTCCTTTTCCTGGAAGGATGAAAAGTCTGATTTGTAATCAGTGAAGAAGTATTGCTTGGATTTATCATCCCGGTATTCTTCGTAGGATGACCAAGTTCTTTTGGCAAATGTAGGATTGATAATTTTACCATCAGAACCAATCTTCTGGGCAAATGAATCAGCACCATGAGATACCAAAGAAGTTTCCATATACCGAACCACCTCGGTAACAACTCTTCGTACCATAACTCCCTTAGAGTCATAAGTACCCAGTTTTTGGTAGAATTCACCATCCTCCATACCTGGATGAGATTTGTCCCATTTAAACTGTACTGTAACAGAGTTACTGTGAATTGAAGGAGGTTCCATAAGAATGCCTCTAGCAATTCTTGGGTTTGCCTTACCATCAATCTTCAGAATACCATTGATACCTCCAGGGATAGTGAAGCTACCATCCTTGTAAGCCTCTTGCCACATTACTTGAGATACAGCACCAATTGCATTACCAATGTTAGTTTCATGGTCGCAATTTACTGTTTGCCCAAGTAACATCTTCATAGAAGCTTTGAGTACTCCATTTTGACCGAAGTCTGTCGGATTCCAGTTCTTAGATACAATCGTTTCCGAAAGTAATCTGAACATTGGTTCGATAAATTCTTCGTCCTTGGGAGTAAGTTCTGATTTATCCAGGTTAGGATAATAGGTGTTGTAATCTATATCCCCTCCCCAAAATCCAAATTGAGCAATGGTGTCCGGTGTAGGATTCTTCCATTTGTAATAATTCTCTGAGAAAGTCTGAGCCCCAACTGCTTCTGGGATATACCCAGCCATGATGGTATGGCCCTGACCTATCGTCATTGAATCAAGATGCTCTTTGTTTTTCTTTGTAAATTTACTCATCTTGGTTTAGTATTTTGGTCCCCACGAGAAGGAGCCGGGTTATTCTTATCTCTTGACCTACGAGCAGATTGGTTTTTATCATCCTGCCTTTGTTTTTTCTTGGTACCTTCTTGTGGGTCACCTCCACCCTTAGAGAATTGGTCCTCAAGTGAAACTCTTGGTTCATTCTCATCTGGGGAATCATAACCCATTTCCCAAGCATATTGTTCCTGGCTAATAATACCTGCTTTGTACAATAAGTCAAGGTTCTGTATCTTATACTGACGACCTTGTTGGATTTTGACTTCATCAGAAACTGTAGAAGTTCCCCAATCAATCTTCATCCCCTTATTATTAAAGCCTGCCAGACGGAGTTCTAGAGAATAAAGTCTTTCCAATACATAAGCAACAAGCATTTGTATATTTTTTAACTGGCTAATCATCTTAGACAGCATTATGCCCGTTGCACCTTCACCAGTAGTGGCAGATACCCCAATAATAGAACCGTTAACTCCAAGGCCATTAGCAACTGATTGTTGATTCATATTCCAAGGCTTCTCTATATTACCCATCTCTTTGGTAGTAGAGTTTAGCTTGAATTCATGGTCATCAATATAACCAGCTACTACTCCATCCTTCATACCCTCTCTAACATTACGTTTAAGTTGGTTAAGTTCTCGATTCAATCTAGCTTCGTAGGCTTGAATACTTTCGTTGGGTCTTTGGTTAGATTTTTGCATCTTAGCTTCAAGGAAACCAACCATACCACAAATCTCCATGATATGTTTGAAGTTAACCTTCATATCATTTTGACCTTTTAGGGAATCCAATGCAGGCATGAAAGGTGGAACTCCATAAGGTTCATCAGTATCATTAAACATACCGACATAGAAGTAAGTTTCTGGGTTCAGCTTAATGTAATCTTGTTGCTTCATCCAGAAATTATTGTTCTTCTGGTAAGGAGAATACACCCCATTTAATTCCCGTTTAAACTTGATATACTCTGGTTTAAGGAATAATACTGTTGCCAAACCATCAAGCTTATCATTGGGAACTCCCTCTACAGATATTGCCCCACTTACAAGAAGTTGAACAATCATTTTGTTAACCAAACCATCTATACCTGCCGTATACCGAGTCCAACCTTTAGTAGCTTCTTTGAGATGTTCTCTCATCTTAGATGCTTCGGCATCGGTATTATTAGGGAAAGTTACAGTATGACCGGTGTTAGCTAACTTAAACATATCCTGCAATGCAATGCCCATATCGGGATTTACCTTGTATAAATCCCTGATTAAAGGTATTACATCAACACGAAAAGAGGGTTCAACTATTTTAGTTAACCCTTGTAATGATGTTATTAAGTTATCGCTATCATCGTCAACTGAAACTCTACCTGGTGAGATAGGTGTAGATGGCTTTGCTTCCTTATTCTGGGAAGAATCATTCTTGGGAGGGTCCTTTTTACGGCCCCAACCCCAATTAAAATTGAAGTACTTTTTCATCTTGGTTGTACGATTACGTTAGTTTTTCCTTTCCTTATGTGATTAGTGATTGCTTTCCCAAAGATGTCATCATCGGAATATACATCACCCTCTAAGTCTACATCCACTGCAGAGTTATTTGCTCTGTGTTTACCCATTGCAACAGGTCTACCAATACCATCATAAATGAAAGTATAAGCTTCCTGAACGAAAAATGGGTCTTTGATAATTACATTATCATTTCGGATATCCTCTTCTAGGTTCTCTATTATCACTGAACGATTCTTGGTGGTGGTTAACCAACCAGGAGATTTATCCATCTCTGGTCGGCTTTTGCCCTTTTTCTTGAGCATCTTTTGGTAGTAATACAAATTCGGATAACCTTCATCCTGGAGTTTAGAGGTTACTGCTAAACCAACGTCATTGGATTCTGGAGCTATCAATGCTTGATTAAATAACATCCCAGTATCACCAAGTAACTTAGCATAGGTACCCACTGCCATTCTTCCCTTGTATATACATTGTTCTTCACCTTGCTTATCCATGCAAGTAAATGAAGAGTAGTCAGTAGCTCTACCAGTTGAAACGTCAGCACCAATGAAATATTCTTTGTCATCTTCTGGTTCACAGAACTGCCTATACTGACCATTGAATCTCCTCTTTATCACTGGGTAATCACTAAGGCAGTCTTCGATAGCTTTGATGTCAGCTAAATCGAAGACTGTGTTACCTGATGATAAGAAGTCACCATCAATTTCTTGGGCAGTTCGTTTAGCTCCCAAGGCAGAAGACATTTGATTGTACCAATTAATGTCTCGTTCTGGGTGCATTTGCCAGTATAATCGAATTGGATTGAATGGGTTTCCTCCAGCAATAGCATCTACCCAAGTTGAATGATAGAAGTTACCTACACCGTAAGGAGTTGAATTGACGATAGCAGCACCACCAGTGGATAGTGTTGGAAAGGCTGCTGCCCAAATCTGAGCTGCCCACCTAACTACTGCTGCTTCGTCAATTACCAGGAGTGAAAGTGATTCAGAACGACCGGCTTCTGATGAGGTCGGAATTGATTCAATGAAAGAACCGTTATCGAATTCTATCATTGAAGCAGAACCATATTCTCCAGTTCTACCATTTATGATTGGTGTTTGTAAATACCAGGGCAAATTCTTGTACATGAATTTAATTTTCTTCAGTACCTTTTTTGCTGTGGTGTCCTTAATAGAGATGATGTTAATCTTCTTGTTAGGATGATACATAGCCAACCATAGGCAGTACATTGAAATAAGCTCTGTAATACCAGCCTGACGAAATTTCAGGATGATATTAAATCTTTCGGCAATGAAGTTATACAGAACTGATTTCTGAAAGGGGTATAGGTCGAATCTTACCTTTCCCAATACTGGGTGTATCACATTACAGAAAAGGCTAAAATAGAAAACATCTACTGAAACCCTTGAGAGATTTGCAAGCTCTTCTCGAGTTAAAGTATTTCGAATTTCTGAGATAGTCTTTGCCATATCTAAAAGTTATACGTTATTTGAAATTCGATGTCAGTACCTATCCCAGATTTTATCTTCGGATAGTAAAAGGTATTGACCCCGAGTTTGTAATTAAATCTCTTAGTCTTGATTGAAAGACCAGCTCCCATATCGAAGAGATTATTGAAAGGTCTGTATTTGCCATAAACGTATGGACTAAGTGATAACCTTGCAACTTTCTTTCGAGTTAATTGACCCTCATACCAGTTGTAGTTGTACTTATCTAAATCGATATTGAATAGTCTAGTTGAATAAGTTCCTGATTGTTGATTCAGGAAACTTAAGTCCAACTGATTCTTCTTTAAGACAACTTGAACCAGGGAATCTTGTTTACTGATAACTGGCTGTCTTATGGAATCAGGAAAGAGAATTGACTGCTTCTTGTTATCGTAAACTAAGATTTTACCTGGTTGAGTTTCTTCAGAGTACTTCTTCTCTGGTTTGAATGGTTTGTCTGAGTAGACTGTATCTGGGATTTCATTGACCGCTTGATTCAGAGAATAAACTTCTCGAGTCAGTTTGTAATTCCTGAAGCAAAGGTAAATAGTAAATCCTAGAAGTACAATGAACAAGGCCCATTTTAATTTCTTCATGGCTTTTCGATTTTAGTGAAAACTGGGTACTCACTCGTTTCCTTGTTTTCCCTTAACAATCCCTTTCTTACCTTCAGTATAGATTTCTTTTATGTTTAGCTTTCTTTCCAGAAAGCACTTTCCTAAAAAAGAAAAATATATAAAAAGAAAAAAGGGTTTTCAAACAGCTCAAAAATAGCTCAGTTTAGCTACTCTTCTTTTTGAGGCATTTCTTAAACCAAATCCCAACCTCATAAACCGAACCCTTGGCAATTGTGTACCTTGCCTTATTTAACCAGTAATGATGATTTTTAAAATCTCCTTCATAGGTATCACCTCGGGTAGTTTTGTAGAGGTAAATTTTAAATTTCTCTGGGAATCCCATAATTGCCTTGAAATCTTCGATTCCCAAAGGATAACCATCGGGTCTAAATTGCCTATCTGCAGGTCTCAGGGTTAATGGTGGTTTGTCATCTTCCAATCTGTATACTCCCGGGAGAGTACTCATCTTAGCTGTCTTGATAGGCCACTTCTTCTCATTACTGAAATCTCTAACCCAGAGTCGATGTATCTTTGCTACTGTGAGATTTTTCTTCTCAGGTAGCTTTCGATAATCATACATTGCCAAGGTTTTTGCCATAAATGGAATCTGGTTAGTATCAATTTCAGAGCTAAACGTTAGCGGCTTAAGCAACTCTCTAGTTGTCTTTAGCTCATTAACTTTAAATACTTCATCAAAAACATTCAAGTATTTCTTACCGGTCTTTTTATGCACTCCAATGATAAGTAATCTCTTTCTTGATACCTGAGAGTTCCCATAGTCAGAAACTGACCTTTCGTGAAAAACTAATTTATAGTCTTTCAGAGTTTCCTCAAAGAAATCCTTAGGTAGCAAGGATAGCAGTCTTGGTAGATTTTCTATAAGGAATACCTTAGGTTTATACTCTAATATTGCAGCAATTACTAGATTAAGACTACGGTTATCCTGGGGATTACCCAATTCTTTTACTTTTGATAACCTCATAACCGAGGATGCACCACAATCTGGAGATGATATTATAATATCTACCTTCTCATCAAATTCTTGTAAACAGAAACCCTTGTAGAAGGGTATATTCCCAAAGTTGAGTTTCCATTGTTCTTCGCCCGGTGTATGGAATACTCCTCTAATCTCTATATTCCCTAACAAATTTTTCTTAAAAGGGAACAGGAGTGCACCCTGTCCAGCGCACACTCCCAATACCTTTAGATTCTTCATTTCTTGTAACTTCTCAATTTTACGTACTTAAGCCATGCAAATGGTTTACGATTCTCCAAGTAGTATGGGTCTTTATCATTATTGTGAGCTTCCTCTTCAAAACTTACATCATGATACCTTTCATTTTGTTTGTTCCAACCTGCAAAGCACATGATGATAAGGTATTCGATTCCATACCAAATGTAAAAGAATCCCAGACCCAATATTACAATCCACCAAATTGATAGGTCGAATATACCACAAAGGAATAAACCTATAAATAGACCCAGTGCAGTACATTCAAACTGTTGTACTTGATGAGTACGTTCATGGTCAATATCCTCTTGTAACAAATCCTCCTTTTTATCTTTGAAGAAGGAGTTATAGAGGAACGTAATTGCTTTGTAACTGGGGAAAAGGAATACCTTTGCTACCCAGCTGTTAAAATGACATCTTTTCATATCTTATCTTTAAAGTTTTCGTAAGAGTTTCTTAGCTTTTGGTCGTAAGCATTTTGTGCATATCCAGGACCATTATACTTTCTTGCAAAGCCTGCCCAGTCCTTTTCCTTGAGATTCTTCAAACAACCAGAGGTATTCATGAAGTAGTACATCAATTCCAGTTGTTTTTCGTGAGATTCTGACATTTTGTGAACGAATTCATAGACACCTTTACAGCTACAAAGATTGTGATTGAAGCCCATAATCTGGAACATTCCCCAACTTGCAGACTTTAAAGCACATTCTTCGTCAATTTCTTTGGCTAATTCAAGTCTTTTGTACTCATGAACGCCTCCAAGATACTTCGATTTATCCCATTTAGGGAAAAATACTGTAGGATACTTCTTGCAAAGGTAACCTAAATCTCTGTCAGGGAACTTTTTATGAAATTCCTTGTACATGATGTGACCCTCGAAGAGGATTTGAGGTCTCCCATCAGCCAAAAATCCATCTCTACCGGCTGCTTCTACTACTTGAACAGCTTTCAATAGAGCGGGTTCTAGACCCAAGCGATTAGCAAGGTCTCTAATCATCTCATTTGTTAATTTATCCATAACTTATCAGTTTTAATGGTTCAATTTTAGTAACGAAAGTATTGCTTATAACCCATTTTCGGGATGTTAGTTGGTTCTATTATCCTATATAATTCTAAAATATAATGCAATATGGAACGAATCAAAGAAGAAAACCGATGCAAGTTATGTAGGGAACCCATTAACCTGGACGATTTTGAATCAAGTTTTGAAATACCTCAGTTAATGGCAAAGAAACACATCTGCTTTAGTTGTGCTTTCTGGATGAAGAGGAAAGAGTATGATGAAAAGTTGTTAAAAGAGTACTTCAATAGCGGTACTACTAACAGTTCAAGAATTCCAGTAATTACACCTAATTGGGAACATTGGATAGTAAAACCTTTTCAAAATCTCTTAATTGAAGTAGGTACTTTCTCTCGAGTAAAACTAGAAGCTACTCGTTATTACATGGCAGTAATATCCGATGCTTACCCCAACAAGGTATGGTTCATTGATAACAATAACATGTCTCACCAGGGCACTATTCCAGAGCATCTAAGACATTTATATACTCCAAACGGTATATATCTTTCTCCCATGGAATGGAAACTCTTCCAAGACCGCAAAACAGTTACCTCGGATGAGATAAAAAATATGATTAATAATGCAATAATATAAAATAAATTTCGTATATTTGCATAAAGAATTAATTAACTAATTAGATATGAAAAAAGAAAAGAAAGAAATCAAAAAGCTTCGTGAAGGTGATGAACTATTCTTCCAACTTGGGGAAAGACAAATCATGGAGAAGGTGAAAGTAGAATCCATTGATAAGAAAGGTGGGTTTGCAGTTTTAAGCAACCGAGTAAAAGTTGCTAGAAGTTTAGGTCCTGATGATACCTATGCAAGATTAGATGGGAAAGATGGAAAGATATTACCTCTTACCGAGGAAAATGAGAAACATTTCCTGGCATTCAAGGCATATTTCTCAATCAAGAGAAATTCAGAGATATTGGAGAAGGGTCTCAGGAATATGAGTAAGGAGGAACAAGTTGAGGTTCTTATCGAATTCGATAAGAAGTTTACCAAGATTATTAATAAATACTTCAAGGAGGAACAATGACTACGGTAATATTGATAATTTACATGGTATGCTTACCGTTCACGGTGTTCTTTGTAAAAGCAACATTAGAATACTTACCTCAATCACATAGGGTACATTCACTGGTATTATTTCTATCGGTCTGGTTTTTGCTACCTTTGTTTCCGATTTACCTATTATTGAAATTCATAAAACATAAACTGGTATGAGATACTTTTTTGATAGAGATGGTAACTATGCTGGGTCATCAATGCAAGGGTGGGAGGTAATACTCCTACTCTGCCTCCCAGTTCTTATTGTATTATTCTTTGTATTCCTTCCCTTAATTATATTGCATAAATATGCCTCTAGAGAAGAAGATAAGAAATTCGAAGAAGAACATCCGCAAATATTAAAAGTAGATTCTTATATTACCGGCTGGTACCCTTGGCATAGATATTCCCTTGCATATACCATCTCCCTTGTATGTTGGGTAATTGCAATGCTAATGGCTTTGACTAATTGACCTTGATTCTAAGCATAACCCTTTTAACATATCCGTTTATATTATTGCCCAGTATAAGTTCTATAAGTATACCTCCAGAGAAATCTGAAGGAGAAAGGTTTCCTTTTTTAACGGTAATAGAACCATGACTATAGGGACCAGAGGGAGTCCAATCGGATGGGTCTACTGTATCTATCTTATAATTAAGGGCTTGAGAATATTCTCTATTACAACCATAAAATAAACCTTGAGCATCATGGAGACTCATATTAAAATAGAAATCAGAATAAGGTACCAATTGACTACCTTTTAAGTAGAGCTCGAATATAGCAGTGGGTTCTGTATATGAACCATTATCAGACCAAGGGACCTTAGTTACAGGTATAAGTAAATATTCATCTTGGGATGCAGGTAAGGTACCTGAAGTTATATATTGACCATTATAGTTTAAGATATAGGGTAAGTCTTTATATGTAGTTAGAGAGTTCTTATCATACCTACCCCATATTTCTACATACATTGGGATATCTACTGCCTTCTGAGTGATTGTGATAGTGATAACTTTACCAGTAGTGGCTTGGGTAAGAGTGATAGTGGCTGCTCTACTTGAAGAACCCGAGTTTGCAGAAATGTCTACTTCTAAATTGTAAGATACTGCATCATTTGATGTCTTCTTAGTAAAAACCCAAGCATTACTTGATGAGATTGGTGGGTCATATGTGATACTTGTAGTAAAGTCAATAATATCTGACTTAGATACTTTACCATTCACTACAGTATCTCTATATGAGTGAATGGTAAAGGTCTTTTTGGTTGCATCTGAAGGTACTGTTATTTCCTGAGATGCGGCTCTGGTACTAAAAACCAGATTTAGGGGGGGGGGATTTAAGTTTTCCATATCTTTCTTGTATTTTTAACCTATTTGAAGTGAGTATCGATAAGTAGAGTCCTCTTTAGGGTTATAACTATAGGATAGAACCTGGGGATAAGCCCCTATTTGAATATCGAACTTTTGATTTAATAAATATTGACCTTTCGCTAAGGTTAGGTTGTATGTACGTCTATCTCCAGAGGAGACTCCATATTGAATATCCAAGTTGATAGCAAGGGTGCTAGCCACCGGGTGGTCTGCTATTACTTGGATTACACCTTTGCCTTGAGTTGATGGGTCTGAGTAAACATATATAATGATGCCATTGTTTTGTATACTGGTAGTTTGAGACAAATTAATGGTAATCGTCTTACCTGAAGCTTGTTGGATAAGTACTACTTTACCTGAACGGGTAGAAGAAGTATTATTAGCTGGTACTGTAATGGTTAATGTAGCATTGGCCTCTGAAACTTCAAGCTGACTACCTTGTGGTAGTTGGGAAGATGAAACTCCCCAAGTAGCTCCATACTCTTGATACAGTTTACCATTAACGTACTTATAGGTAATAGATTCAACACCAATTACTCTGGTTTCTCCCGCTCCTGCAAATTCTAAATCAAGGGTGGTGACCTCCCCCCCTACGGAATGATACTACATTTTTCTTTTCCATACCCTTGAAATTTATAAAGTGATTGATGCGTCTGATGAAGGTAGTACAAATTGGTTAACTGCAAACCAACCACCATTAATCCACCTGAAAGGCCATACCCATTCTCCAGGTAAAGCATAATCGGTCCCGCCATCGGATAGATTTACTCTTATACCAACACTCTTCGTATAATTTATCACAGACCTGTCATCAAGTACACCTATAGAGAAATAAGAGGTCCCACTAGCCCCAATGGTAGGTTTATTATTAGCTTTAAATAGTGCAACAGTGTCAGTACCCATTGGCCAATTGATTGTAATGGTGATATTCTGTTCCGCAGCTTTCTGACATATAGTCACTTCTCTATGTTGGTCACCACAGGTTACTAAGAGTGTTCCGGACCTTTCTGAACCTAAGTTTGCTGCAGTTGCTTCAACTATAATTTGGTACCAATTAGGTGCACCTGCCATAATAGACCCATCTTTAACTGTAACCTTAGTTGCCCAAGAAGGAGTTGCTCTTACGGATGGTTGTTTGGCCATTACCTCTCCATCACTTCGAGTCATATAAGATTGAACCATAATCGTAGTAGTATTACCTATATTAGCTCCTATGGTAGCACTTACATTCAATACACCTAAGAAGTAGGTATAAGTGAAGTTGGGTTCTTGACTTATAGGGAAAGATATAGTTTGACCAGATTCTCTCTGCTTAAATACAAGAGTATGGGTTCTGGCAGAGGAACCTGTATTCTCTTGCAGGGTGGTAAAAGTTACTTTGCAATCATTGCCCTCAAAAGCATATTTCACACTTACCCAAGATGGGATGCTGGATTTCATAGCCCAATCTACATTAGTCTTCTGCCCAGTACTCTTGCCATTAATGTACTTGGTCTTATAGGAGTAGATATAGGTAGTCTTGGTATCCCCAACATTCTGACCTATCTCAAAGCCAGATGCTCTGGGTGCAGCATTGGCTACTCTAAAGTTAAATTCGTTCATAATCTAATAAGTTTTATTGGTTTATAATTATTGCTCTCTTGATATTGTAGTCCTCTACCCATGGGATGCCATGAGTTCTATATATTTATATAAATGTTAAATGAATATGAGAAGTACAGATTACATAAGTAAGGGAACTGCAGTAGCAAGGCTATATAAGGCAAGGGAATACCTATTAATGGATAAAGGTTGTAGGAATGGCCTATGCTTTTACCTAAGGTCAGTAGATATCCTGGATTATCTCGAAGAGATTGGGATATGGAATTTAGATACCTTCAGTATAGAAGTTCTATGGGCCTATGAGGATTTTATAAATAGAAGTTCTATAGTAGCCCTAAGAAATGCAGTTGTAGTAGAGAGAAAGGTGAATACCTTGTATAGTTGGAGGGATAGCTTTGATATTAGAAGTTCATCCAAAGAGATATGGGGTATAGCAAGGGATTCTATACCTGAGATTTCTCAGAAGAATTTCTATTGGTAGGACCCAAATGATAGAGAAGTAAGAGTGAAGGCAATTGATTTAATAATTAATAAGGTAATGAAGTATGGTGAAGGTTGAGACTTTGAAGGAAGATGGGTTTGTTAGAATCCTAAGATGTAGAGAAGATAATAGGATTTGGTATCAGATGTGGCTTACCGATTTGGAGAAAGGTTGCATTGATAGGTATTTTCTTGATATGGAAGTTAAGGCTTGGTGGTTGATTAATCTTCAGAGATGGTATGTTTTCTTTTATGAGAAGAATGGTAGGAGGGTTAGAGGGGTATTAGGGAAAGATAGGACTAGGGATTTGCTTAGGAGCATTTTGTAAGAATGGCCCGGGATGGTTAATCTGTCTTGGGTCTTTTTGTGTGAGCATGTGTGGTGTGTGGATGTGGGGTACCCCTTAATACGAGGAGCCAAAAAGTTGTGGTATTCAAAGGGGAGTACGGTTCCGTTAAATTTAACATTTATAAATAAAAAGTAAGGGACAAAGATTTTTTATTTCTTTGCCCCTTAAATTTCTATGCTTTAGTTATCAAACTTTTCGTTATCGTCTTTCAAAATTTCTTTTATATCTTTTATAGCTTGAATAATTAAATAAATTATTCCAACAACTAACAATATATTCAATAACATATTACTTTGCGTTTTTCTTTACAATTTCTAAACCTTTTAAAAGAATCGCTTTCTTTTCTTCTTTTGTGTTCTCTGATGCAATAGAGTTAAAAGAAAAATCATTCAAAGTATAGACTTGTTTATAAAAGTCTATAAAGCCATCAATTAACTTTTTATCAGCATTTGTTGCAATGCTTGAAAGAAAATTAAAAGTCACGTTTCTAAACTTTTTGCGCAACGATTTTATTTGCTTTTCGTTTGCACCCAAAAACAGTTCTTTTTTATAGATTTCTGTTTTTGTCCCTAAAGAAGTTTTAAAAAGTCCCGCGTTCTTTTCTTTTACTGATTTAAGAACGTCTAAAGCAATTAATTTATTTGCTTTTGCGTTTGCACTTGCTACATTTGCGTTAACTCCGTTTACTAAATTATTAGTTTTTGCCATAAAATAAAATTGCCTATTTCTGAAAATAAATAACGTTGAATGTTTAAGCGTTCATAGGTCTTACAAATTTCTACTTAAACCGTATTAAATTTATTCCCTTAATTAATAATGTAATAATATCGCTTTGTCTTTCTGACACTACAAAGATACGAATTATATTTTAATCTGCAAAATTTTTAGAGAAATAATTTCTAAAAAATTCTTAAACTAAAATCTTTCAAATATCCCTTTGTTTTTTCAACACTACAAAGATACATATAATAATTGAATTACAAAAATATTTCGAGAAAAATTTTCGAGAAAATGAATATTTTTATTTTCAAAATTATTTTAGTGAAAAAATGCAAAAATCATAAAAATGCTGCACTTAATTTTTGCACTTAATTTTGGAGGTTCACAAGGGAAATCTTCGCACGCTTTGTAGTGGGGCTATATGATATGTATATAGATAATCCTATATGGCCATTGCCTGCCCTCTTGAGAGTGTGATATATACCTGTATATTTACCCATATGATATATGGCCATTAGGTGTATGTAGGTAGTAGTGTAGTGGGGCCTATTTGGTATATCCCTCTAATAACCCCTGGGAACCAAGTCTATAGGGCCATTAATGGACTAAGGTAAGCTTAGGTAAATTAGGAACCTAAGATAGCCTATAAGGGCTTACTAAGTTAGCGAAAGAAAGACCCAGTACTTAGGTAAGCCTGGGTCAAAGTTAGGATTAGAGAGTATAGGGATGAGTAACGATATAGGTATTATTGGTATAGGTTACTGTAGGTGCAATAAGAGAAGCCTCGTAATCGAGAGGGAATGCTTTGTGTAGTTCTAAGGAGCAGATCTGTTCTTGTCTAGTATTCAATGTGTTATCTGAGTAGAATACTAGAGTATGTAAACCTTCGCCTTCTTCTTCGTTCTCTGTTGAAGTAATAGAGATTAGGTGAAAGCCTTGTTTAGAGAATTCAGAATCTGTAAGTGATTCGAGATAGCAATTAAGGTATTCGATGTAACCCTGTACTGAAGGATTAGAGGCATTAGAGATTACTAAGGCATTATTAGTAAGTTCTGATTCAGTGTTGAGGACGAGGTACTTAATATTATTTTTCATAATGTTTAAAAATTAAATTGTTAGTATTTCTTTTCTTTCTACAAAGATACATATAATATAATTAATATGCAATATACCCCATTTGCCTTCGTAGGTTATTGATGGCCTTATAAATCTCCATGGCCATTAATGGAGATTGCCTTAATACAATAAGTCCTAGAACCTTGCAAATAATGCTAATATAAATACTAAGCCAATTAATTACAAAGCTCTAGGACAATATTACCTATCCCCTAATAATTACCCTATCAATATTAATAACTATGCTACCATTGCCTAAGGATTTACCTTTACCTAATAAATAACTTATACTACCCATCGGTATATTATATTCCCTAATAAGTTCATCGTAGGTTTTCCTATTTGCCTCTTTCTTAACCTTATTGATAAAGGCCTGAGTATATTTCCTTTTAATCCTTTTCTTAGGTACTATAGCCTTAGTACGCAAGGCCTTATAGGGCTCCCAGGTATATAGGTTAGGAAATAGTTGGCTAAAGAGCTTTGTGGAATTAATACTCCTGCGTTTACCTTTAGCATCTATCAGTTTCATCTTAGGTTTGACCTTAATGAAATGATTGGTGGTTTTGTTCTTTATCCTACCATCTGAATAGAATCGGTAGGATGGGAAATCCTTGTGGGTTCTGTGTTTCATATCACCTTGTTTTTATTTATTAGTATATATGTATATAATAGTACTTGGTAAGGTAAATAGGATTAGGTAATTTAGGGGCCATTAATGGTCGGATTTAATTGCCTCAATAGGCCTTTTTGTGATTGCCTTTAAAGTGGTAGGGCCATGTGGTATGATAGCTAGATAGCTGTAGAGTAATGTGGATTGTATAGTGAGGCAGGTTCACATTAGCCTTGATCTCAAATTTTTAAAACCCCCGGCGAGGTACCCCAAGGAGGAAGGGAAGTATGTATTATGTATATTGATTGTATATAGGTTATGATTATATAGGATAGGTGTATTAGGTATTATTATTTGTGTACCTTAGTTAGCGCTATTATGATTTTGATTATTTGTTTTGTTTGGGGGTGGGTACTGTAGGTGGGTAGTATTATAGGATTACCTTGAATAGGTATTCGATTAGGATATTGTATAGTAATAGGTATATTAGGTACTTGGTTATGTATAAGGCTTTGGGATATTTTATTTGGTTTTCTTTGTGTTGGGAGTAGGTTCTCTCTACATCTAGGATCCTTAGTAGGAAGTAGAGCCCTACTAAGGATTTAGAGATTAGGTATAGGATCTGTGTTATCATAGTTCCTTGTTTATTATGGTTCCACCTCGGTTAAAGGATATCTCTTGGGATTCGATGTAGGCTTTGCCTTGTGATGCCCCTACTTTGAAGGTGAATGAGTCCAGGACTTCCTCCATTGTTGTATAGGATTTTGTTCCGTCTGAGTATATATTATTTACCTGGTCTATGATTTCTTGTTTGGCCTTGGCCGGGTCCTCGTTGAAGGAATGTATTACATCCTGTACCTCGTTATCTTCAATAATTACTAATGTAGTGATTGTTAGTTTCATGTTCTAGTCAATAAATAGGTTATACTTAATGTTTTCTAGTGTGAATGATATGAAGGGTTCTTCATCTGTTTCCTCCTTGGGATAGGCATTGAGGATTAGGTCATCGGTATTTAGTATTAGATTTACTTCGTTGCCTCCGTTAGTTGTGATTTTATCGATATCGTCTTCGAAATCTATAGGGTCTCCCGTAGAATTAAAGATGATTTCCATCCAAGGGTATTCCGGGACCTGTGATATTAATATGATTAGCAATTGATTCATTGTTGTTATTTTCATAAGGTTTATTGTTTTGTGAGCCCAGCTAAATACTGGGCTCTGGTTAGTAATTAGTATTGGCCAGTCATTGTAATGATTACCATTAGTGATGTATCATTGAAATGAATTGAGATAGTATCTCCGTCTTGATTATAGAAATAGTGACTGTTGGAGTTTAGTTCCTGGAGTTCTATACCAAGGGATTTGAGTTCATCGATTAACCTTGTTTCGAAAGCATTGGATTCCTCAATGTAAATGTCTGATTCTTTGTCATCGTCTGGGTATGAGGAGAATTCCATGTTAAGTATACCCAGATAAGATTCATCTGAGTTACTAGTTTCAGTTACCGTTTTGTAATGGTAAAAGAAGAACTGATTTTGGCGGGTTTGCCCTTTGATAATGTCCTGGATTCCTGATATAGTTATCATATTGTTAATGTGTTAGTGACCTGTTCGAGGTCGGTTAATATTATATTTTTATTTCTCTTATACAAATATACGAAATAAAAATAATGTATGCAATTAATATAATAATATATGGGGTTAACTGGGTACCCTAATGAAGTCCAGTATTTCGATATCATAATATGGCATTTTCATTAGTTCTCGGATTACCTGCTTGGTAAAGTGTACATGCAAGTGATTAGGATTTAATGTTTGCCTTGGATATCTGAGATAGGGGTCTAATTCTTCAGTACGATACGTAACAAGGAAAGGCTCGCAAAAGCCTTCTCCTTGAATGTTAAATGATACCAGAAATGTGTCTTTAGTTATCATAATTCGTTGCAGATTAAACATATATCATTGTAGTGATTCAGGTAATCCCTTTCTGATTTGATATCGAGAGCTTTAGCAGCAATGTAATGTCCATATTCTCTGATACCCGCAAGGTAACCTTGGTCATCATATAGGAATTTAGCAAGTCCCACAGTTCTTACAAAGGTTATATCCGTAAGTTTGGCACCATCCTCTTCAGCATAAGTTATATAAGAATATGTATCGGTATCATCCGTCATAGTAGCGAATACGTCTATGAGCCATTCCCAGTCTGTAAGAGGTACATCTTTAAGCCATCCCCATCCTATGGGATATTCATTTATGATAAGTATTTCGTCATTCATATTAGTATGGGTATTAATTGTGTATTTTCGATTGTTAAAACCGTATCTTTTGTTAAGGGTCGGGAACCGATACCAAATATAGTGATAGCGGTTCCCTGAGGTATTCTAATCATTAGTAAGAAGATGATGTAGTCTTTCATTTGTTACCCGAAATAGAATTTGCATAAGTCTTCTATGAAAGTCTCTTCTTCGTCCATGATTGTATCGGATTGTATGTATTCAAATTTGAATTGTGAATAGAGTGGTCCGAATACCAGTATCATTATGTTATCTTGCAGGTCGCATAATGATTGTTCCTCCTCTTCTGAGAGAGTAGATTGGTCTTTACCAATGATATCAGAATAGTTCTTAAGTAGAGCCTTAAGATTATGGATACCCTCCGGATTGTTGATTTCTATATCCAGCAATGTGGATTTCATCTCTTCTGTAATCATGATTGTATAGTTTTATGGGGTTTAGCAATTACTGATATGAACCCTTGTGGGTATTGGGTATATAACAGTTGATATGATACACCTTCCAGGTTCGGTAAGAATACCCGTATGATATTTGCAAGCAATGAGTAGATTTTCCATTGGTTCTCGTCCAGGAATTGTTGCCATTCAGCATGTTCATCCTCGTCATAGTTACCTGTTAGTTGGATATGATATCCTTCCGGTGGAGGTGTAGGGAGAAATAAGTTGGTTACAACTTCGATTTCGTTGGTTTCCTTTTTGTATTGAGAGATAGGATACCAGATACCTTCGGTTTTCCATTTGTCTAATTGGAACAGGGAATGACCCTGTTCCAGTGCGTTAAGCAGTTTGTATAAGTTTACCATAGTTGATTAGAGTTTATTGATTGTTTCTGAAATGTAGAGATTAGAGAATAATTCCGTTTCTCTGTGATCTGATTCGTATTTTTCGAGTGATTCAAGAGTATCGGAATATTGAGATATCATGTCTTCGTCATTTTCCTCGTTAGCAATGAAGTTTCTTAAATGAGTTTTGAGACCTTCGATTGTATAATCTTGGTGTTCAGGAGTTAATTGAGGAATAGCATAAATGATAGCCTCTACTTGTGAAGGAGAATAATCGTAGTATTGGTCATCGGCACCCTCTTCTAAGTCCATTGATAGGATATTTGATTTGATATCATTGAAGAGAATGTCTTCGTTGGGATAAATGCAAAGAGTAGCAGATGCACCTTGGTAATCATTTGTTTCTTCGATGTTAATTTCGAAGATTTCGATACCGTCTGAAACTGAAAGACCTTCTGTATAATCGAAAGTATGAAACTTGTTAACATCGATTATCGATTTGAGTTCAGGGGGGGTTTTAATAATTTTTTCCATTTTGTCTATATTAAAAATTGTTTGAGAAATATTTCTCACTGCAAATATACAAAATTATTTTATAACTTGTATCACTATATAATATTATTTTTAAAATAGAGAGGTACTCAGTTTTGGTTATGTACTGAGCACCTCTGAGGATATATAGAACTGGTTAGGGAATTATTTGTAGGCCATTATCCTCATTGAAATACCTTAATTTCCTTCGAGTTATTCGGCCTTCCTTTTCTTTTAATCCGTCTACCCACTTGGGATAGGATTTTATGGTAGTTTCGGTTTTATTACCATGATTATCTTTAATGATTACAAAAGAGTCTTCTATGGTGATCTTATAAGTACTTCGATAGGTAGAAATAGTTTCGGGTATGCAGATGATTCCCTCTGATTTACGCATGCCTGCGTTTGTAGCCTTAGGATAATCTGTATATTTAATAATACCGTTCTCAGTAGTAGCATAATGTAACCTTCTTCGGGTTATTCTTTTACCGTATGAAAGTTTCAGCTTGCTATACCAGGTTTGGTATTCCTCTAGAGAATTAAGCATAATAATTTGACTTGTTCCTTTAGCAGGAGTCTTAGATTTACTTATGGCTTGCTGAATAAGGATTTTATCAGGTTGCATAGTTAGCGAATATACAACCCGTTTGTAATTAAAGCTGAATACTGAACCAGAGGAGCATTCTATTTCCTCTGGTACGATAATAGGTTTTTGTTCATTCATAATGTATACTCCTTTCTGATATCATCAAATTGTAGTAATGTCTTAAGTATCTTAGTTTTAGACCAAGTAGGTTCAAAGCCTATGCAAGGTATATCTTCGTTATGAGGTACGAATAAAGTCATCCGACCTTGTTTTTGTAGGTCGGATTTTAGTTTCTTGTAATTAGTAGCCATAGTTATGATATTCTGAAGTTAAGTTGATAAATCCAATTATTGGAATCCATCTTAGTGAACGAGATGAATATACCATCGTTATCCGTGAACTTTTGCATGAATTTCAGAGCAGCATCGGCAGCTTTATTCTTTTTCTCGGTAGTATCAAGAGTTATTATACTTTCGAAAATGAAAGTATAATAGGTAGTCTCATATTGAATAAAGCAATTGATGTCTATCACCTGGAGATTGTGTAGTTCTGATAACTGGTATAGTTCAGTCATTAATAGGTTGTAGAGATTCTTTTTCTCATCTCGATCTAAATCAAAGTCGGATTTGTTCTTTATGAACTTAGTTACTACTTGAGCAAGTTGTTCATCCTGATTGTAAGTTACTGGGCTTCTCATATTTTTGTCTATTTTAAATTCGTTATGCAAATATAATCATTTTTATTTATATTACAAAATAATACTCTTTTATTTTAAAATGAGCTGAGGATGTGTATACACACTAAAGAAGGCAGTGGATTAGACTGCCTTTCGAATTTAGACCTTATTGATTACAGTGTATAAGGCTGACCTAACTATTGATTCTCTGGTAGAGTTATCAAGCTTTTTCTCTACTTCATTTCTGAAGCATTCTTTTACGATATGACTCAATTCCTCTTTCAGTCTGGAAGCTATTTCATCTGTAAGCTTTTGTACCTTGAATGCTTTAGTTAATTCCTCTTTAGCACCCTCTAAAGGCTTATTTTCTACTAATTGAATGGTCTCATTAAGATATACTTCAAAGGTTTCATAACCTATCCATTCTATATCATTTAACCAATTTTCAAATTCCTCGTATACCAAGAAGGTATCTGATTCATGCCCAGTGCAGGCATCAAATATGGGCATGATATTTCTGAGGAGCTCAGTGCCCACTAGCTGTGTTGGACTTACTTCGGTATGTATCTTATATAAACCGTGTTCATTCTTTAGACCCACTATCAGGTGAGTCACTAATGGGTTTTTCCTCTTGTTTAACATAACTAAGTTTTTGTATTATGAGTTGAACGTAGGTATTTTTCTCTTTGTATATGAACATTACCGATAAAAGTATATCATGTTTCGGTAATATCATCTGTATGAAATTGCCTGGAGCAATTACCGTAGCAACTACTGGAGAATCCTTTTGTGAGAAATTCTCCAGTATCATTTCTGTTCTTCTAATATGTTCAGGCTTTGTTGGGTCCAAAGTTAGGATGGGAGCAGTTAAGCATTCCTTGATACCATTGGTTAAGGCATTGTATAACCATTCATCATTCTTTAAATCCTCAGCCTGGAGAGTCTTCATTATAATCATATCCGGAACCTATTTAGTATGGTATTATTGTTATCAATCTCGAATAACCATAATTCATGGTCCCGATAGGAGTTTGTTATCTTACTAAATTTGGATATCTGAAAGATAACATGAGTTGTTGTTCTTGAAAGCATACTTGCATGGCAAGTAACATTATCCGAAGATAATTTGTTCTTGAAAGCTTTTAGCAAGTCTTTATCACTTTTATTAGCATTGTCTTCTAAAGTTTTGATAAACTCTATTTCGACATTTTCTGTCATACTTACCTTTCGGAAAGCGAATTTCTCTTTATTTTCCATGTTCTTCATTGTTTTTACCGATAGTCTCTTCTGTAATTTCTTCCAGAGTCCTTTCGATGATGTTTTTAACTATGGTTTGATTCTCTACTTTAGCATAACTATAGATTAGGTCCAGCTGATTACTTATGTAAGCATCTACCATTGCTAAGTCCTTGAATAGTTCCCATTCTTTTAGGAAATTGAGCCTAATCATATTAGTAAACATATTCTCATCATAGGGGATTTCAATATAAGCACCTACCCTATTGAAGATATGTATTAAATGTTCTTCGATATACTTGGGTAATTCAAAGCAAGATGGTATTTTAGAATAAGTAATTCTACTCGGTATTAAATACTCGAAGGTAAAACGTTTAGAGAATGTTATTCCTGGGAAACGTTTACCAAATATCAAGGGTATCTTATACTGTAATAACTGAGGAGTAGTATCATATATTACATAATGTTTAAGATACTCATTGTACATATCAAAGTATAACCGTTCGTCAAATTTACCAGACTCTATCATGCAGAGTTCAAGAATCCGGTAAATAGATTTCACTGGCCCTTTGAATACCAGGTTACCCTTATCAAGGTAGATAAGGTTTTTAGAGCATTTCTTTCGTTTAAATAGGTTCATGTGCTTAGAATGTAAAATTTATGTATATTTCTCTGTTTCCCTTGAGGAATTTCTCATGATTAGTATCTTCGTACTTATAGCAAGAATAAGTCTTAGATGCTTTGTCATATTCGCCTCTTACCCATACCGGAGCAGTTTCTGTTGGTCTGAGTTTAAAATAAGTCCCTTGATTAACCTTGTTAACTTGGGTTTTCTTGTATTCTAAATTGATATTGATATCCATATCAGTATACGATTAAACCTGGGAACCCAAGTTGATTTGTTTCTAAGTTTATGGGTGTTTTGTATACCTTAACACTGCCATAGTAATCCCTAAGGTCATCATAGGAATGATGTTCATAGATGTCTGAATAAAGATCATCCTCTCCCTCCTGGTATAAGTCGATTAAACGTTTCTCTGCTTGTTCATCGGATGTTTCCATTACTTGGAATAGGAAGTCTCCGGTAATAAGCGTGTAGATGTAACAATCTGTTTTCATATTTTTGTCTATTTTAAAATTGATATGCAAATATATAAATTTTCAATTTAATATGCAATGAACCTATTTAACTACTAGAGCCTCTTACTACGTAAGAATTGAGATGCAAAGGAGCCATTATCTTCTTCCTCTGGTACTTCTTCATACTGATATAATTCTGGGTCCTCTTCATCTGGGTCAATACGCATTTCTATTTCTCTACGTATCTCATGATGTTCATCTGGGAATAACTCCATGGCTCCCTTATAATCATCTGTAATCTGGGCTAATTCTGCCTTGTTAAGATTAAGTCCCTCCTTACTGGTATCTACTCCCTCTTGCTTAGTAGCAACTACTTCAGGTAATGAGGATATATCATATCTCTCTTCCAATAACTTAGCCTCTTCGGTTTTATCCAATATCTTCTGAGATTCTAATACTATTTGACGTGCCTCATCGATTGAAATAGTGTTCTGAGGTTGATTTACATTGTTCTGATTGAACTGAGCAAATATATTGGTAGTACTTCCTCCTGTAATGTTACGTACGATGGATTGAAGAGAGGTAGATGATTCCAATTTTAACTTCAAAGCCTTACCAAGCTCGGCAGATATAAAGGGCATATATTTACCGCCCTGGGATTCTCTCAACACATTTACCTGATGGGCTATCTCCATACGGTCTTCTAGTACCCAAGCAAGTTGTTCTCCCATTAATGCTTGCAGTAAATCTTCTGATTTTTCTTTGTCCCAGATTCTTGAGCTTAATAGCCTATCTCTCATAAAGATACGTATGTAATTGATATCTATACCCAGACGATAGGAGAAGGTATTAATATCATACGTAATACCACATAATACACCATTACCCATTAACCATTGATTAATAAGGTAGTTGTGTATATTTACCAGAAGTGTATCATTTGGATTCTTCTGATATTCTAAAGCCATTGCCGTAACTCCCATGGGTCTTGGGAACCTTACGATTTTATTTCTTTTTTCTAACATACAAATGAGATTTTCTTATGTCCGAACTTTCATCATATCCCATATACTCTAAATCGTACCTTATATACAGATTCAAAGATAGGTTGTAGAAATATCCTAAGTATCTACTCCTTACTACTGATAAATTAAAAGCTTCACCAGAGATTAGGTCCCTGGTGAATACTAGATTACCTTTCCCAGTAATAGGGATTTCAAGGCAAAGTTTATAATCCCCTACCTTGAATTTATTCCCATGAAGGTCTGTGATTTCCCTTGCCATAATTTACCTTTTTACGGTTCATAGGTTTTTTGTCTTGTTTACTACGGTTATTATCCCTCTGGGCAAATTGTTCCTCAATCATCTTTTGAATATCGGGGAATAATTGGGTCCTTAGGGGAACTACCTGTGTAGCGAAAAAGGCATTCCATAACTTCTGGGTAAATGGTTCTCCTAATTTTAGCTTGGAGATTGCCCAGAATTTGGTTTCGAAATTCTTTACGATTTCCTTAAACCGATAGTAGTATAGTTTATGGGTCTTAGGATTAATGCCAATAGTAGTAGTTTGGCAATAATCTAGAAATTCGTTACCTAATTCGGATATAAACTCTTCCCTTTTAAAATCATAGTTCTCTTGGTCGAGCTTAAATAATTTAACGTAATCGATTGCTTCCATGTTATTGTTTAATTATAAGTTTAGGGTACCCATCCGTAACCTGGAATAGATATCCCCTTATATCATCTTCATAGTATGAAGACCAGAATGTTCTTTGAATTCGAAAGTTGTCTAAGATTGCACCTTTCGGAATACCCGTAACATAGATTTGATGTTTGGGCATCATGGGTGTTATTTCGAATTTACCGTCAAGGTAATTACCATAGGTACCGTAATCCGGCATATTGCCAGTGAACCCAGTAGGTTGTAGTACATCACTTACCAAAGTAGTTGGTTGTATCTCCCTCTGATTACAGAAGAACTGTAATTTCGATTTGCCTATATATAGGTCTTTAACTATTGCCCCAAACATTTATATATGATTATATGGGTTATACCTTCTTTCTTGAAATAGAATTGGTTCTGTGAACGTTCTTCTAATTTTTTCAATTCTCTTCGAGATTCAGTACAGATTCTGTCAGATTTTCTTAGAATATCCGAGATGCTATCCCAGATGGGTGCCATTTCCTTTACAGGCCCAGCATAGACAATTTTATGTTTAGCCTCAATTTGGGGATATTTTGATTTATACTGATATTTACCTTTGAGGTAAAGTACGTTATACTTTTCGATTCCGTTTCTTCTTTCGTTTTCCATTCTTAGTATTATTATTATCTATGTAATCTGAAATATCATCAAGCTGCCCTAAAAGCAATGCTTGAATAAAAATGTGTATGGGCCTAAAAAAGAAATTCCTTACGTTATGTGGATTGATATACCAATCGTAAACTATAAAGAACTTCTTTATCTTAGAATGCTTAAGTGAATGCTGAACAAGCCATGATTTACAACATCGTTTATGTAATTCGACAAGTTCTTTATCTTGTTTAAGCATCTCCTTATCAGAGAAGATTGTGTAATCCATTACGATTCTTTATAAAAGTTCCCAGACTGATTAGCCCGGGAACTTAGGTTAATATGAGGTTATGCAACTTGTTCAGGTTTGAGAACCTTTTTACGAAAGTCCTCATATGCCTTAGCAGCAGCCTTGAACTCTTTGGAATTTTGGTCTTTGATACGGGCCATGGCAAGTTCCAATCGATGAAGTTCGTTTCGAGTTTGTTGTCTCCATTTCTTCCGAGCAAGAGTGTCAACTACATCCTCGGGATATACGTATTTTACTTCCCGATTTGAGATTACCTGTTCAATGATGGAAGGTTTTTGTTGTTCCTTAACTTCCTTGACAACCTGTGCCTTTTTAGAAGTTTTACCTTTGGGAGAGAGTTCTACCAATTTAGCATTGGCAAAGTTTGTGGCAGCTTCTTGAGCATCTTGTACCAATTCCTTTTTAGTCTTTTTGGCCTTTGCCTTAGAAGTTGTAGTCTTGGAATTTTTGATTCCTTCAAGTTGTTCAGCAACCTTGTTGCTAATAAGGTTAGTAACCTTGGTTTCATTCTTTTTCATAATGTCTATATTTAAAAAGTGATTAATTAATTATCTATTGCAAATATACGAACTATATTTTAATTACAAAAATAAATCGAATAAATTTTTATATTTGCTAAGGTTAATCGGCTAGGAAGTCGAAGATTTCTGGAGGATAATTGATTTCGTCTTCCGGGTCATCTATATATCCTTCATAGTCATCATTGTACCTGTCATAGATGTTTTCTTCTAATATATTAGATACCAGAGTGCATTTATCCAAGTTATTGATAACATAGTTATATGCCTCTTGGGTATTCATTACCTTATCGGATATAAACTCATAGGTTTTATAGGAATAGTTTTCACCAGAACCTCTTCTAGAAATTTCATATTGGTTATATCCAGATTTCTCAATCTTATATAACTTCTTTTCTGGAATAGTTTCTATTTCTACCCTATATTTATACCATTGTTTCTTTTCCTTTGGTTTGATATCTATGGGCTTAGGCCTATTATACTCAGAAGGAGCAATGCTCACTTCTTCTATTGGGGCATTATATCTTGTCCCTAAGAAAAATAGCATTGCTCCTGTAGCAATTATGAGTACTTGGCTTATTTTAGTTCCTGAGTTCATATCCGGTAGTTTTAAACTTATTCTTTATATGTTCTCCCAGATATTTACCCTTAGACTCTGCAAGGTGTAAACCATTACATACTTCATAGGGTACTCCATCATACCGATATACTCGGTTATTTTTAAAAGCTACCCAAAGTTGTTTTTTCTTTGAGTCATAACCATAGCCCTCAATGTTAGAGGATTCGCAGGGAATCATTTCAACTCCCGTGTTCATTTCAACTGATTTTAAGTATTCGTTCTTTTCCATGTCTATATTAAAGTTTTAAGAGTGTTAGTTCAGGGTGGAACTTAAGGTTTGATTTCTGGAAGATTGCCCAGGTTCCCAATACACCTTGAGAATTGGTATGTACCCATTCATCCTCCATTCTGAATAAGATATGTGAGCATACCAGCATTTGATATTCAGAGATAGTCTGAATCAATTGTGGTGTTTGCTCAATGTCTACATATAATTGGATGTGGTCATCCAGTGCCATGGTAATCTCATCGTTATCAATCTGAAGTAGTTTCTTGATTAAGTCATCGGCAATGTTATTGCCCTTAGAAACATCCTCCTTGAGAGAATTTAGTGATTCGATTTGAATACCAGCGATTAGCTTGATAATGTCTTTTGTTTCTTTGTCCATAATTAAAAATTATCTTTATGCAAATATACGAAATTTATTTTATATAATATACTCTTTTATTAAATAGGGAGGTAGATGTTAGCGGTTGATTACCTCTTCCATCTTCTCCTTGATTGAATCCGGAAAGATTACATCCCTATACCATCTCATAAAGAATTTCGAAGGCTTTTTCTCTGGGTTGAGAAGTAATTGCCTTTGCTCTGTAGAGAACTTAATTCGTTCTTCCTCTAACATATACTTAGGCAATTTAGTAAACTCTGCTTGAGAAAAAGAGATAGTACTCTTACCAACTTTAGTTCTCATTGGTTTACGCCTTTCCTTATATAGGTACGGAATAATCTTTTTCGACGGTCCGTTAAGGATGCTAAAGCCGAAGATAACCATTGGGTCGAACTTATCTGCTTTTGGGTCTTTTGCACGTTTGATACATCTTGCCATCCAGGAGAATGAATTTGGATATTGCTTATTCTCCGTCGGTTCTCCCACATCTTTTGCATCAAATTCAAATCCTGGAAAGTGAAACAGAAAGTCCTCAGTAAGGATAAATACAAATCCAAGTTTTCTTAGGTATTTGATTATCTCTTGCTGAGTTTTTCCCTCCTCTACCATTTTCTCTACGTCTGCAAGGATATCCTCCCTTGGTGATTCCAATTCTTTGTTATTAGAAGACCCAGCAGGTCTCCCTCTTCCTGCAGTGGGATTCTTTATGGGAAGGATTCCTACCAATCTCTCTAAGTAAGATTTGAAGTTATCCACATCTTGTTGATTAGTAAGAGTTACTTCTACTCTTATTGGACCCTTATGCTGTACCTTTGGTCCCGAGTTCATCTCGGTATAAGCATCTACCAACCTATCTGATAAGGGAGTACCATTCTCTGATAAGGTAGTGATTCTTAATTTTGGTTTATATACTTCTTGTTCCATACACTGTTTCTTAGATAAAATAAAAGGCCTGAACAAATTTTATATTGCCAGGCCTTTCATCACATTAACGAATACTTAAATAACATTATGAGAGTTGGAGTTAATCTTCCTCTTTAGCGGCCTTCTTCTTTTTCTTGTCTTTCTTTTTGTCGGCCTTCTTTTCCTTTTTATCGGAAGCAGGTTTTTCTTTTACCTTTTCTTTTTTTGCCTTCTTGGCTTCCTTCTCCTCCTTGGGAGCATTACCTGAAGCAAGCTTTCTTTGCTCCATACGGTATTTTTTCTTTTCGGCAGAAGTCATTTCCCGGCCATCGATAAGAGGATAATCGTATTTGGTAGCAGTTCTACCAGCAGATTTCTTTTCCTTCTTCTCCTTCTTGTCTTCTTTCTTGCCGGATTTCTCTTTTTCCTTTTTCTCTTTGAGTTTTACCAACTTCTTGTTGTTGTCGGCATCCTTTTCCGGATAGGCAGCAGCAACCTTATCCCTTTCTTTGTTCAATTTGTTAACAAGTTCGGTAATCTTCTTACCGTGTTTCTTGTCCTTGGTCCAATCCTTAGTTGGGTCCAACTTGTTCTCTTTGAGATAAGCATCCAAAGCTTTCTTTGCCTTTGTGAGTTCTGGAGTCTTGGATTCCGGTTTACTCTTCTTGTCTTCTTTCTTAGCCATTTTCTTAAAATTTTATGGTGAATAATGAATATCCGATTTACATAATACCATAGTTATACTTCCCTTATTTGGGTTGGGATTTCCTTAATTTCTAGGATATTTATTTCTACTCCCTCCATGATAGCCCTTACTTGCATGATGTCTACTATCTCTTGCTGAGTGAGATTAGTAAAAGTTTGTTCAAAAGTTTTTGTATTTATGGGAGTAGCTACTTGATAAGTAACTGTTAGTATGGTACCTTTTAGTTTATTAGTTAACCTGTCCATTAAACCCCTAAGTTTTCTTTTCAGGTAGTCTAATCTTAACTTATGCCTTTGCCAATCACCTTTCTTACCTTTGTTCAGGGCTATGCTCATTTGGTAGTGAGTGAACTGAATATCATTTCTTACTACCTTGATACTTGATAGGAGGGTTCTTATGTTTACTTCTTCCATTTTGGTCTTGGTATTACTTGGTTATTTACTTCCTGGGTTTCTTCTGATATCATTAATCTTGCCTCATTTATTATATCAATAGCAAGTTCCCTTTCATCTGGTCCCAGGTTTAATTGTTTATCTTCTAGTGCATCAGTATAAGTATTTATTAGATTATCTAATGCAAGTATTCTAATATTCTTTCGAATAGCTAATCTTTCTTGGTCCATACTGGTATAAAAATTAAAAGCCCACTACCTTCGCAGGCAATGAGCTTTGGCTGAACAACGTCCTAAGTGTGAGTGAGGGGTTGTTACTACGTATAACATTAACTTTCTAAACCTAAACCATTGGTTTGGCGGTAATTAGAGAAAATAATCAGTCCTCAGATTCTTCTTCTGATTCCTCTCCTTTGTTCTTCTTGTTCTTGGGAGAACAGATAACTCCGTGGTTCTTCTTTGACTTAACTGTCAGATTACCAGGAACGAAGGAAACTGAAGTAGAGATTGGTTTACCATCGGTTACCAGAACGGAAGTAACCACTACTCCTTGATAACCTTCCTTGTTCTTTACGGCATAACCGTAATTGCGAACTTCGGATTTTTCGTTGATGGCAATAACGTCAATCTGTTTACTGTTCGGACGTTGCTCTGCCGGTCTGTTCTTCAGTGCCTCTTGACGAGCTTTACGTTTAGCTTCTTTCTCAGCATCTTTTTCTGCACCCTTTTTCTTGGTGTCTTCTTTTTTCTTTGTTGCCATGATTTCTATGGTTTTAATGATTAAAAATTTGTAAGTATAACTTCTACGTTTGGTAATAGTTAAAAGGGATGGAATTACCCACCCCTTAAATCTTGAATACTGTTACCAGGTTTACTTTTTTCCTTTTTTGCCTTTTCCTTTGGCTTCCTTCTTTGCCGGCAATTTTATACCGAGTTCCTTGGCAATTGCCTTGCGGAGTTTTTCGATATCGTCTTCGTCAAAGTCGTCCGGGTCAGTTTCAAGGTCCTTATCATCGCAGACATCTTCCAATTCTTCGAAGTCCATTTCGGCAAGAGCCTCGGCAGTCAGTTCCTCTTCCTCCTCGTCTTCTTCCTCCTCGTCATCAGAGTCCTCATCGTCGTCTTCATCTTCCTCGTCGTCATCGGAATCATCTTCGTCTTCGTCCTCATCATCCGAATCGTCATCATCATCGTCAGATTCTTCTTCCTCTTCTTCGTCATCGTCTTCCTCTGAACCGAAGAGTTCTTCAGCTTCCTCTTTCGTGAGTTTGATAGGAGCAGGGATAATTACTACTGAACCATCTTCGTAAGTGATGATGATTGCACCATTGATTTCTTTTCTGGAAACTTCTTTCAGTTCCACTTCTTTTTTCTTCTTAGCCATTTTCGTAATGTTTAAGTTGGTTAATTAATAAATTTATATCACTCTGTTATAAGTTTCTTCGTTAGCTTAAGAAAACCCTCTAATTGAGCATGTGCATCATTATATTGTTTAATGCTATCAAGAGTTGTCTTTAATTCTTCTTGAGACTCAATAGTTACCGTTTCGGTATTAACTACTTGGTCAACCTGATTATAGGTAAGTATCTTAAAAGTCTTACCCATAAAAGGGTTCAATGGCCGATGTGCAACCAGGTTTGTTAATTTATCATTCATTGCTGTATTGAATTTTAGTTATCCCAGGAATACCAACCTTTCCGAATACTTCGGTATAAAATTTGTATTTCCCTTTGTTCATTATTCTATAGTTATCAGCTAATCTAATTGGGTATACCCAATATTGATTTTCTATCATCCGATTGGTCATTATGTAAGCATAAGCCTTTCGGATTTTAATACTATCTAAGGAAACAAATCCTTGAAATAGAAGAGACTTCTTAATATGCCTTTCTTTGGGTAAATATCCCATAAACCTAATAGATGCCTCATCGAATATTTCAATCATATCCCTTTGTGCTTTGATAAATAGTACTTTCTGTATTGGGATATTCATTTTCTTTCTCAGATATAAAGCCAATGAACTTACCAACGGTGGGTACTGTAGGAATAATAGGTTGAATTTAACCTTCTCCTCTTGACTCAGCCTCTCGTAAATCCTGTAAGATAGAAGAATAGATTTGTAATCTCTTCTGCTTCGTATAGGCGGGAGATATGCCTTGCCGTTGTCCATAGAGTTTGATTGAGTACCTTTCATCGAATGCCTTTTTTCCTTTTGACTTAAAGACCCGGTGCATTTGAACCATAAATCTTCTTCGTCGGTGTTTATCAATCTTATATTCATCGGGTATTATGAATTTCTTTGCTTTAACGAATTTACCCTTAAACCAGAATTTAGTAGCCCCTCTCTTTAAGAGTTTACCATTCATGTCGGATAATTCTCTAATACCTTGTTGCAAGAGTTTCCTTCCAGATATAATATGAATATATTGTAAGACATCTACCCCATATAAATAAACCAAGGTAACCTTTACATGGTGTCTAGTAAAGTAGGGTATACCAGTTAGATGTTTCCGATATAATTTCTTCTCGGTGATAATCTTATTGGTTGTATCTGGTCGCCATGTCCATATATAATACCTATCTGGAAGAATAGGCCCAATATTACTTTCCTTTAGCTTTACCATTGATATCCCTCTTTGCCATTCTATACCAAAGATTAATAGATTTCTCGTTTGCTTCAGGGAATTTCTTTTTCATCCTTCGAATAATCCTATCGATATCAAATCCCTTTGCAGTTAATTCCCATACATAGGATTTCTTAGTACCCTTGATGAGATTAAATTCATCCCTTTCTCTGGGTGGCTTTTTCTCTCTTGGTTTCTTTATCCCGGGAACCCGTTTAGTTCTTCTTTGCCCGTTTTCCCCTTCTTCTCCGAGAAACCCAAGCCTTAATCGTGAATTCCTTAATGGGTCATCCTTCGAATAACCAATCGTTTCCAATTGTTTATCCATCCAATCATCATACTTATCAATTAAGGATTTATCTGGTCTCTCTTCTGAACTTTGAATATAATGTAATAAATCAAATACTCCAGCAGAGCAGGCATCTGGAAAAGGCATACCCAATATAATGGCTTTCCTTTTCAAATCCTTGTAAGTCATATTTCTCCCTGATGCCCCGAGAAAATTGGATTTCTCTTTGGATGGAGCTTTCAGGTCTTTTCTTTTCTTTTTTGCCATATCTATAATATTTTTAAGTATTCATTAAATCGTATGCAAATATAAGAATAATATTCTATATAAAAATACTTTCTTATTTATTTTTTATAAAAATCCGAGGTTTTTGCTCGTTCTACGGCAGTGGACTTAGGTTTCTTCGGTTTTTTATGTGTGTGGATATTATAAGCCATATCCAACTTCTTGATATTGAATTCTATGTTATTCACAGAATTATAGTTCAATGCTTTTTCCACACAGCATCTGTACTCAGGCCAGAATTTTTGTCCCAGTTTTACAGACTCGGTTTTAATCATAAACTTAGATACCATGAAACCAAAAGTATCTGCATCGTCCCTGGTTTCAAACACATACATATAAAATCTACTAAATTCATCGATTACTTCCTGCAATGGTCTTACTGGCAATAATAAATAACCATCCGTGTATAGTTCTTCGGATATTAAGGCTACCCAATATTTCTTTTTGCCTGGTTTTACCTTATACCTAAACCTTTCTCTAAGTTTAGTGTGCATCCAATCTGGTACCCTATTAAGTAGATATTTGATGTATATCTTATCTTTTTTATTCGAACGTCTTTTAAACGCAGAAGGCTGTTGTAGCATTCTCGGTAGTATTCTAAAATTATTCCATCTATCAAACTCAAGAATTAATCTTAGAGTATCCTTATCCCATTCATCCTCAGACTCTTTTAACCTTTTCATATTTCTCTCGATATTCTTGGTATTTACCTTCGGGAGTAATTGTGCAGAGTCTCCAGTATATAGGCTTGCTTCTTTCCTTTTTAACCGTTTCTCTAAACATCCTTCCATGTAATCCTGAAAGTTTCTTTCACAAGGACAGTCTGGTCGAAAAATAGAAGTGTGTTTCTCAAAAAAATCCGAGAACAGCCTAAAGAATTTCTCTGACCTTTCTCGGATTTCAAGATACTTGTAATGAGACAACTTTAAAATTTCACCAGCTTCCCATGAAGACTTACTTTCTGATAGTTGAAGGAATAAAGATTGTTGTTCTTTGTCTATTAAACAACTCCATGCTTTCTTTTGAGCTTCATTCATAACACTATCGTCTAAAGTTAATTAAATTATCTATCGCTTCACTGGTAATCTGATTTGGGTCAAAATCTCCCTGATTAGCATAAAGCTTATCTGGGTCATGGTTATAATAAACACTGTAGATTACATTATCGAAAGGCAACCATACCTCCATTCTTCCCATCTCTGGGTATATAAGTACTTTTACCCTTTTACATAAATGGTCAACTTCTAATACAGTAGCATCTATCCCCTCATAAGGATACCCACGTAGTACTAAGTAATCCCCAGGGTTTACTTTGACTAAATCTTCAACTGAAAACCTTTTGTTCTCTTTAGAGAGTCTTCTAAATCTCCTTACTTCCTTTCTGCTTGCAGTAGCCACCAATGAAAAATCATCAAAGTCTTCGCCATTATCGATTCTAACTTTCTTTTTCCTTTGGTGCATTGTCTCTGTATTCCTCAACCAAGTTCTGATACCTGATATATTTCTTCGTAGCTTGTTGAGAAAGGGTCTAGAGAATGCAAGTTCAGTAGGCATCTTCATAAAACCATAGTTGAATAATACTGGTACTTCTTCAAATATCATCTTACCTTTTATGGTTTTCTTCAATACACTTACTGTAGGGATAATCGCCTTAAGTTGGTCATACCCCTTTTCCTTGAGTTCTTGATTAATCCTATCGGAGTACTTTCTTTCGATATAAAAGATGCAATACGAATATGGGGTACGTTTCTTCATGGCTTAGGAGTTTTTAAGAATTAATTTTGCTTGCTTATGGATTAACTTATAGGGAGTTCTTAATACTTCACTAGCCATAAATACCATAAGAGTATTTCCAGGTACTTGTATATACATTACCCTATCAACGTATTGGGCAATTAAATCTCCCAGCTTGATACCTACAACGAAAAAGAATTCCTCTGCAGGCATTGAGTTATATCTCATACAAAGAATTGGTACCTTATTACCTCTCTTTGCATCCTTAGAAGCTTGTTCCCAGAATTTGAGTATATCACATCCTTTGTTACCAAGTAATATATGTTCAAACTTAATCTCTTTATAATTTTTACACTCAACAGATATCTTACATCTATGAGCATGTCTTTCATCGGTACAGGTAAGGTCTGAAGTAGAATCCTTATTCGAATGCCAAGCTCCCGAGCCTGCCCGATTTCTTTCAAACTTAAACCCGGTCCACTTAGTGAACCAGGCTCCTATTTTTCTTTCGAATTTGTTTCCTTTCTTCTTACTATTCATGGTGTATTGTATTTTATATACCATTATAGTAATTGGTACCTACTAAGGCCGTTGGTTTTTTCCACTTGCAGGATTTTCGTATTACCAAGAGGAAGTGAGTCTAAATGAGTAATCAAGAATAGGGTTTTATCTTTGAATATATGTCTTATCAGGGAAGTTACAACCTCAACGTTATCTGAACTCAAAGATTCAAATACCTCATCTAAGAAAGCAAGGTTTATACCTTTAGATGCAGTAAGAGCTTCATTCATTGCAAAAGCCATTGCCACATTAACTAACTGTTTTTCCCCACCGCTAAGTTCATCATAATCAATGATTTGCCCATCTCTTTCAATAAGAGTAACAAATTCTTTTCTAGCAGTTCCTAAATCTATATTAAACTCTATCCTAAATCCCAATACCTCTGAATACTTATCGAGGCATTTATTTAAGAACTCAAGTGATGAATCAAATAGGTAAGCCTTAATCCCATTATTACCCAATGGGTCATTAATTAACCAGTTATAATTCTCTAACTCTAACTCTTTATTGTGAAAGTCTTCATCAACCTTCCGTAAATTCTTCCTAATCTCCTTAAGTTTTTGTTTATACTTTGGAGACATGACCTTAAGCTTTTCTTGCTTGAGCTTAGCCAGGTCTTCGTCAATAGAAGCAATATCAGAAGCAATATCATCACAGTCTGATTTTAATTTCCTATATCTATCATTTACACTACTAAGTTCTTCCAACCTTTCTGATGCCTCCTGATACTCCTTATCATATTTATCAAGGTCAGAGAATGCTTTATATATTGATTTGGCATCACGTAATGCACGTTTGTAGTGACCAGCTTCTAACTGTATTACTAATTCTTTAATTACCTTCTTAAGAGGTACATTTGATAAATTCTTTGCATCTTTTATCTTACCCCTCAAATCAAGGATTAGTTCATTTTGTTTTTTAATCTTTATCTGAAGCGAAGCATCTACTTCATCCTTAATTTGTTTTTGTTTCTCAATCAGTAACTTAGTTAGCTTTTCTCTATCTTGATTTAACTCTCTTCTTTCTTCTTTGATTTTTTGCTTGAAGGATTTTTCTCTATCTCTCATATCGAAGTAAGCTTCCTTGTTAGCCTCTAATTCTTTCTTAAGCATTTGAGACTCATGCTCTACCTCGTTTATTTGAGATATCAAGTTATTTTTATCTTGTAATGCAATGCCTTTAGCAAGGTTTAAGAACTCTAAGTCAAATACTTCTTCGAATATCTTTTTCTTATCCGAATTAGATTCTTGTATAAGTCTCTTTATACCCTGACCAAACATGATTGAGTTCATAAACAGAGTATATGATAAACCTATCTCTCTGTTTATAAAATCTTGTATCTTCCCCTTCCCTTTGATATCAACTATATCCCCATCTTTCATGAAGATAAGTCTGTCTTTACCTTTAGCACCATCCTCAAGTACTTCATCATACTTTTGACATCTAACTATCTTATATGTATGAGAATCTTTCTGAAAATATACTTGTACCTTAGTACCCTTGTAATCTTTAGGCCTTACTTGCTTCCAAGTATTTACCTCAGAAACACCCTTTAGGTTTTTCCCATATATTGCCCATACCAAGGCAGAGAGAATAGTTGATTTCCCTTTCCCATTTGGGGCCTTGATAAGTATGGTACAAGTTGGGTTTAATTGTAGATGTAAGGATTCTATTGAACAAAATCCTTCTGCCTCTAAGTTTAAGAACGTTAACATGACTCAGCCTTTTTAAGTGTTTCAATTAATAGATTAGTTTTAACCTCATCTTTAATACCTTTCTCTCTTAGGTATCTCTTTGCTAGAGACTTCTTAGAAAGTTGCTTAGTAATCTTATGTTTGTTATTAACTGGAGTACTAGCTTTTTGAGGGATTACCGTATAATAATTGCCATCATCATTAATATCCTCTTCCCTTTCTACATCGATGAACTTTGGGAAATTTTTCAAAGGTACAAACTTCAGAGACAAATCTTCATAGATTTTCCAATACCCCAATTCACATCCCCTATCGGTTCTCCTCTGATGGTTAGTGGCTCCAATCATATAAACCTTCTTTGATAGTCTTTGTGGTTTGTGTATATGCCCACATAATACTAAATCGAACTTATTGAGAACATTCACATTTAAGTTTTCTACGGAATCTATTTCCCTACCATCTGTATCTTTTGCACCAGGATAATCGGTGTGTAGTAAAAGAATATTCTTTTTACTTTTATCTAATTCTAACTTCTTTAAGTATTCACTTAGACCCACGTTATTATCAATATAAGGAACCCCATATACCATAATATCTTTGTGTGTAGAAGATAGTTGGGTTTTTTCATAATCTAATATCATGATACCATACTTCTCTACTTGATAAAGCCAGCTAAAGGGTTTAGTACCAACCTTACTTATTTTCTTAATATCATGATTTCCAGATATGGCATATATCCAAAATCCTTCGATTAGTTCATTATAACATATCTCTGCTAATTCTTGGTCCATTGTTTCGGCCTTATGAAATAAGTCTCCACAAAATAATGCAGGACAGTTAAACCTTCTACATAATTTCCGTATAATCGACAAAACCCTGAAACTATTCAGGGTCCTGTGATTGTTCTCATTAAACTTAGCCCATAGATTTATATGTAAATCTGAAAAGGCTATTGCTATTACTTCTTTCCCCATATCCTATCTAAATGGTAATTGATTTGTTCCGTTCTCATACCTAAATCGAGCTCAGATATACAAATAGTGGGTATTTCCCAATTTGCAAGCAATTCCCCCATAAGAGATGATATCTGAACTTGGAAGAATCTGTTAAGTATTCTCTTACCATTATCTTCCATTGACCAATGCTTATAAGTATCTAGATTTAATGGTAAGAAGATTGCTACATCACATTGATCTTCCATTAAAGTCTTACATTGACAGAAAAAATGTTCCATTTCACATTCTGGTAAAGTTCTTGATTGCTTATACCAAAAATAAGCAGCCAAATCTGCATAACTCCTATCAGTTACGAAGTATTCTCTATCCTTGAATAACCTATTCCTTTTGTTCAGAAGTTGATAATCTGCTTTATACATTGCCTCCGAACCGAGGGATAATATTTCATTATGTGATACCCCTTCAGTAGCAGGTAATAAATCTGACATACTACCAGAAATAAAAGGTAGATCTTCTCTCTTAGCTACATACTTAGCTAAAGTAGTTTTCCCTATACCAGAGGGACCCACAAACATAATTCTCTTACTCATGATGTAATGCTTTAAATGGTTTTATAAATTCATTTGTCAAAAATGATGCTAAAGAGTATTCGATACAAAGTTCTTTGAATTTCTCATACTTAAACTTCTTCTTTGACTTAATTGGTAACTTATCCAATGGATTATGTCTTACAAACCAGAAAAGGTCGATTAACTGTTCATTCCTTTTCCATATTTGAAGATATTCTTTATTCTTACTCTGGGCAATAAACTTCTCAATTCTACCCTCATCAAGGATTTTTCTTGCCTTTACTGGACCTATACCCGGAAACCCTGGTATATCATCGGAGGTATCTCCAACCATTGCAAGGTACTCTACCGTTTCATGAGAATGATAACCGAATAATTCTTTGCAGTTATCCATTCTTATCATCTCATCTTTTCTCGGATTGTATATCCTTAGATTATTTGTAAGCAACTGATTAAAGTCCTTATCCGAAGATATGAGTATCATTTTCTCGGATTGGAATTTTTTAATTGCAAGGTATGCTAAGAAGTCATCTCCTTCATATACTGTAGATTTCTTTTTATCGAAGATATAATTAATTCTTAGCATACCCAGCATTTTCATTATAATTGCCTTTTGCTTTTGCAATGATTCGTAATCTACTGATATGTTTTTCCTATGGCCCTTGTAATTTGGTAATAACTCCACCCTTACTGGTGAATGACCATTATCAAATGAAACATAAACCTCATCCGGTTCGAACCTTGTAAGATACATATGTAGAGATTTGAAAAATCCGAATATTGCCCCACTCGGTTTGCCATCGGTAGATTTAAGTTTTTCGAACTTATGAAAAGACTGATGGAGAATATTCTCTCCATCAATCAGTAATATTGTTTTCTTGCTCATCGTCCAAAATCTAATTCATAAAGTGAAACTTCTTGAATCTTTTCCTCTCCAAGATATACATCTAAATAATTCTCTGGTGAGCTATAAGCATCTAGATACCTAACCCTAGATTCCATTCTCAAATTTTTCTTAAGGTACTCTTTAATTACTTTCTCTATACTTTCTACCTCTTTCTTATTCATCGTCTTCCTCCTCCTCTTCTGAATCTGAATAGTTTTCATATTCTACACCATCGACTGGGAATAGATTTGTTTCTATTTTCTCCAGTTGCTTTTTAGTAGTACCTATGGTATTTACTCCGGCTTTCCGTAAAAGTTTTCTACGAAGTTCATCGTCTTCTTCCAAAAGCTTTTGGAATTTCTCTTCCCCTCTTGCAAGAGTTTTACCTTTCAATTTATACCCACCAGTAGTTTTTTCGATTACATCGGTATCTACCAATACATCTTCTAAAGCATAGCATCTGTCAAACCCGACTTCGTGGAATTTAGGATTGAAATATACAGGGCATTTGCTGATTGTAGGTCGAGGAGGAGCAACTTTATTTTTAATAAGTCTGATAGTGACAAGTTTCCCAGCTTTCCTTTCTTTCCCATTTTGTTTAATGGTAACAGACCTTCCTGAATAGAAAGCAGCTCTGATTGAAGCGTAGAACTTAAGTGCTGCACCTCCTGTAGTTGTTGTGTTATCTTTTCCAAATCCGACATTCAAAGCAGTTCTTAATTGGTTAATATAAATCTGAGATACTCCCAGTTTGTAGAATAATTCACTTCTGATACGAAAGTATTTATAAAGAGCCTTTGCTCTACCTCCCATCTCTGCCTTACCATCAACCATCTTAGCATCTATATTATCAGTACAGTCAGTAGCTGCAATGGAATCGATTACTAAGAGTATCGGTTCATTGTGAGTTAATTGAGAACGTAAATAAATTGCTAAGTCTGCTACTACGTCTGCAATATATTCAATACGGGTATCATTAACAATAGTTACTCTTGCAGGGTCTACTCCATTGATTTCAGCCCATGAATTCATCCAGGATTGTTCAGCATCTACCCATATCACATGACCTCCAAGTTGTTGAGTAGCATAAGCAAAGTTATAAGCCACTAAAGATTTACCAGAGGATTCCTCTCCAGCAATCTCAACGATTTTACCATAAGGAATACCCTTACCGAATAAGTAGTTCAAAGCAAAGAAAGTAGATGGTATATATAAATCGGTATCAGTTACTTCTGAAGCTAATTTAATCATACTCCCATATTTCTTTGCCATCTCATTTGCTGTTGGTACTTTTAAACCAACCTTAGATTTCTTTGCCATAATGTAATGTCTTTAAACTAAAGAAGGTGATAACAGAACGAATCTAATTACCACCTTCGAATGAAACCATATTACTAACCCTTAAATATCCGATTTGTATTTTCTTTTCTTTTTCTTAGGTTCATCATCTTCCATGTAATGGTCTTTGTGAACTCCCTTTTTCTTTTTCTTCTTGGGTTTATCATCCTCATCGTCATCCCCATGATCTTCATTTAGATACTGTGAAAGCAAATCTTCCAACTCATCATAGGATTTGATTTGAGAACGAACTATTCCCTCAAGGTCAATTGTACCTTGATATTTCTTGTCCAACTTAGTTGGTTTGCAAGCACGAGCAGAATAAGTGGTGTCTAGTTTACCAGACCCTGAACGAATTACCTTGATATCATATCCAGTTTTTGGATCTGTCATATCACCTGCCTCATCTTCATCAAGGTAAAGGTCAATGATATCCTGGTATACTGAGCGAGGAACTAAAACTCCCTTATCTTTGCCTTCGTAATCTACCTTACTACCCTTTTCATCTGAGTAAATGATACCACCGATGACATATCTTCTTCTTGGCACCAAATTCTTGGCAAGTTCCTTGTCATCTTCATCCTTAGAGTTTTTCAATTCTTGATATTTCTCCATGAATGGGCAAGGTTCATCAAAAGTAGCCGGAGATATAACTCCTCCCAAATTGCCACCCAGGTAGAATTGAATAATTTCGATACCCAATTCTTGGTCATCACCCGGAGATTTAATTCTCATCCTCAGAGTTCCCTCTTTTGGATATACTAACCCACTACCATTTCCCTTGGATTCTAGCTGTTTCTTTCTAGCTAGCATCTTTTCTTTTGTAGAAAGTCCCTCTGATGAAACTTTCTTTTTCTTCTTGTCTTTTATCATAATGATTAGTTTTAATTATTCGGTTCTGAGTAAACTACTTCGTTCATACTCAATACGGTAAGAACGTTTTTCTCTAAAAGTTGTTTGAGAGCAGGAGATAGTTTGTCCGTTTCGAATTCAAGTTCTTTACCTGCATACAAACCATAGGTAACTATTCTACCTACAGCAACCAATTCTCGGTAGGTTTTGTATTCTTCGGTAATTTCCCCACTCTTTACTACAACCCCTTTACGAGGAACTCCCTCTTTTACTTGTTCAGGGATAATCAAACCAGATTTAGTTTGGTTTACCTCCTTGGGAGATAAAATAAGTACCCGGTTTTCTGTTGGGCATCCGGGTAATTCTTGATTAAATTTCTCAGCTACAAGAGATGAGATAAATGTCATTGAATAATTCATATTCTAATACTGTTTTTAAAAGTTAGTAATTGTTTATAGTTCAATAGGTTAACCCTTTCTTAGGTTCGCATTAATAGTTCTTAATATATTTTCGCGTGACTCATAACATTTACAGATAGTTATGAACTTATTTGCTTTTTCTACAGCTTTTAAATACCTTTCATTGATAGAAGAGTATTTCTTGTTAAGGTTTGCCTTATGAGATACATATTCGTTATTCCATCTTTCATTAGCATCCTTATAATATAACCAGGCATTCGAATAAGCTTCTTCTTTTTCCCTTGCTAGAGCATCCCTTTCTTTTATATATTTATCTCTCAAAGAAGCAAGTACATAATAACTAGAAGGAGATTCTCGTAGCTGAGAATTAATGATATTCTCATTGATAGATAATTCCTTTTGGATATCAATCTCAATAAGTTTACCTTCAAATTTAACCTTTAGTTTTTTCAGTTCCGTCTTCATAAACTTCTAATAGGTTTTTAAAGTCTTCTTTACTAAATTCTCCTTTGCTTATTGCTTTAGTTACTTGAGCAAAAGACATTTGATAAGAGAGTTTCATACCGGGCAAATTAAGAAGAGATTTATAGATGCTTATCTTATCTACCAAAGCCATTAATCTTAAGTCGCATAAGTTATCAGTACCACCTCTATCTAGTAATGCTAAAAATGCAGCCCAATAAATATGGGTGGCATCTTCATAAGCAAGTTTACCATCCTCATCTGTAGCCATTACTTTAAAAGCTAATCCCTCTAAAGTAGTAAGATTAGTTTGTACTTGAGATAACTGAGTCTTTAATCGGTTAAGTAACATTTTTTCTTGTCCACTCAACCTTAGATTAACTACATCTAAGTACTTAAGTAAGTTTTCGATAGAATAACCTAAACACCCTGCAACCATATAAGTAAGGGCAGTTAATTTGCTTGCATTATCAATCTCTTTCTGTGTTGCCATAATTCCATAAATTTATATTATTTATGTAGACATAGTATCTTCTCTTTTCACTCCTGTAATGGTAGATACTGAATCTAAATGCTTTATATTAGTTTTACAATTAGGACATTGTACTATCCTAAAATAATCGCCAGATTTATTATAAACCCCAAAAGTTTCACTGGTATCATATTCAAATTCGCAATCACATACTGGGCATTTAGCCCTCCATACCGTGGGCCCGTTTAAAATCTTCTTCATTTCCTTAGTTTTATGTTATTATACCGTAATATTTTATATAATACTCCAGTTGATATACCGAATTCTTCTAGTATATCTTTTCTTGGTATACCCTCTATATACCTAGAAATTAATAATTCTACATTTACCTTACGTTCTCGTTCTTTACCAACAAAATAGAATCTTTTATCTTCTATACACTGACCCATATTCATCTTAGCTGTACCCCAATATAAATTACCTACCCGATTATCCTCTGGATTGTTATTTTTATGACATACTTGAGGATAATTGTTTGGGTTAGGGATGTAAATAGAAGCAACTAACCTGTGTCTATAAAAGTTCTTCCGTTTACCACCATCTCCTACTAAAGAGTTAGATAAATAACCATTATCTTTCATAGCAGGTTTTACTAATTTCCAACTACCAGTAAATTTCGAGTATAATTTTCCAGTACGGGATATGTAATAATTACTAAACCCGGGTATATTACCCTTTTCTCGATTTTTCATATTCTCGTTGATATTTATGGATTTCCTTTTTATATAGTTCCATAAATACTTCTGGTGAAGCTGCACTAAAATTACCAATTTTACGAGTCTTAAACTTATGGTATTCCTCCATGTACTCTTCTACCGAAAAGTCTGGTTTTAACATTCTAGTATAATCATATCCTGGCATAAATGGTAATTCTTCTGCCATAGACCGGCCTATTGTAAAATCCATTGATAGAGTTACGTCATCTACTTGAAAACCAAAGTATTTCTTTGTACTTGGATTACGTAGAATATTCCAGATAGTATATACTGTCCATGTGTTTATATCTTGTGGCTTAGAATACATATAAACAGCATCATGAACTGTACAAGCTTCCTTCATCATTGGCAATTTCCCTTGTCTCATTAACCAATATACAAGGATTGCTCCAAAGTTTGTCATATTTGCTGCAGCACCTTGACATGGGAAATTCAGACCTAATCTGATAGCATAAGCAACTTCTTGTTTATCGTTAGAATATATCTGAGGTAACCTTCTCTTAGTTCCAAATAATTGGGTATAATACCCATTCTTACGTAAGAATTTCTCTTGCTTCTCTTTGAACTTAAGTATCTTTGGGTGCTTCTTAAAGAATTCATCCATTTCCTTACGAGCTTCCTCTTTCGAAACTATAATACCAGCTTTTGGGTCGGATAATTTTACTGCTAGAAGAGCATCACCAATACCATAGATAAGTCCAAAAGCAATTTGTTTAGCTTGCTTTCTCCTTACCTTCCACAGCTTATGGTCTGGGTGTGATTCATCTTCATATATTTTAGAAGCTTCTTCGATTGGTACCCCATATTTTGCTGCTGCTATACCAAGGTGAGGGTCTACGCCTTTTGCAAATGCCTCAAGATAAGTTTCATCACCAGATAAGTGAGCCATCATTCTTAACTCTGCTTGAGAGTAGTCGAATGCCATATATAAATACCCTGGAGGAGCAACTAATTGTTTCTTGATATTGGGGTCTACCGACGTCTTTGGTATCTGCTGCATATTAGGGTCTGCAGAACTAAACCTATTAGAGTCAGTACCATTTATATTATATCTACCATGTAATCGGGAGCCATCCTGTATTTTCCCCCACCATCCATAAATATAGGTTTTATACATTTTCTCTAACCCTCTAAGCTCTAATAATTTATCAAGGAATATTGCTTTTGGTGATTCTGGATTTTCTACCTTAAGCCTAAGATTAGTTAAAGTTTCCTCATCCGTACTTGGTTTACCAGATTCATTATCCTTGATTACCTCAAAATTAAACCCATGCTTTGAATACATAAGTGCAGGTAAATCAACGGGACTACCCAGATTAATGGGTCTTATCAAATCCTGTTCCTTTTTAGTTGTGAATATACCTGCCTTGATATTGGATATCTTCTGTTCCCTTGATGCAATCTTTCGTTTGTCTTTTGGGTCATTATAATCTAACTCCTCAAGTTCAGCTTGGATAGTTTCTATATACTTATCAATCTTAGCCTGGTTAAATCTCTTTTCGAATTTCTTAACTCTTGGCAAGTCATATATTGCTTGTCTAGCAGCATCAATCTTTGGTTTATATTCTTCCAGAAGCTTTTTATTGAACTCGGTATCTACATATAATCCCTCTTTCTCTACAGAAGTAAGTACTCGAGAATTACACATAAATAAATTACGAAATACTGAATACATTCCCAAGTCCATTAACTTCTTCTCGAAGAATAACATTAATCTCAAAGTATAGTCTGTATCTTGACAACCATAATGGCAAAGTGGGTCTAATTCTTTTTTATCCCAAGGTATCTTATCAAAAGCATCCTGCTTTTCATAATTACCATATTCTGGCAAATACCTTCTTACCATTGCTTTTAGGTCATGGGGTTTTTCTTCATTGAGTACGTATTTTGCAAGCATACCATCTAAGCAAGTACCCCGATAAAATATCTTATACTTCTGATTTATCTGGTCATCAAATTTCCAGTTCCAGGCAACCTTAACTACATCATAGTTTTCGATTACCTCTTCCCCAAACTTCCTTAACATCTTTTTCCAATTCCATCCTGGAGCAGTATATTCTTTAGTCTGAAAATGGTCTAATGGTATAGAAGCACCAAATCCTGGCATCCAAGATACTGATAAGATTGTTGGTTTAAAAGATTTGTTGTATATGGGTTCTGCATTGGTTTCATAGTCACAGCAAGCATAACCCGTTGCTATACAACAAGCAATAAGTTGTTTGAGTTCTTTCTTGTTTCTTATTATCTTATATCTTGTCTCCATAATTATAAATAGAAAGAGGGACATACCTACCAGTAGCAGATACATCCCTCTTAATTAGTATTTATCTTGTAAATCTTCCAGATTAGAGCTCAAAGCTAACCAATCTTTCTTATAAGCATGGAGAGAATCAATGGTATGATACAGATAACCAGGTTTAATTCCAACCTCTTGAGCAACATATTCCATAAGTCTCCATGCAAGGTATACATCATTACCAAAGTGAGTAACAAAATCTGAGCTTCTTTGATGATAGCAGATATGTAATACCTTTTCTCCCTTACCATTCTCTCTGATAAGGAAGTCGTAGTACATAGAGCATGGAATACGTTTGCTACCATCGAGATATCTTAAATCTGAACCAAAGAATATCGGAAGTACTGCTTTCCGAGTATCATTATCCCTTTTAAGCAATTCAATAACTGTCTGTAGGTGATATTCAGAATTGAACGGTAGTTTACCACCAACTGGAAATTCTTTCCAAATTCTCTCTGGGTAGGTATAATCAAATTTACCATCTACCAAAAATTGTTCCCATAAATCCTTTCTCAATTTCCAAGCTTTTCCTGGGTTATAATCATACCAACCAATTCTCTCCTTAAGTTCAGCATCTGCCCATTCTTTTGATTTTGAAAATATAAACAACCATACTGGGTCTCCCAAAGAGGTCAAGCAATATTGTTGGCAAATTACTTCCTTGGTTATAAAATCCTCATTACCCTCTATGACTTTATTCTGATAGGTCTTTGGTTTTACAGTTTGACCATAACTGTTGAGTTCTCTGCCCAATTCAGACATTAGCTCGAATGAATTACTAAATATTCGCATTGTTCTTCTGTTTTAAGAGTTTCTTCTTATATGCTTTTCTCTGAGAGTAAGAGATTACATTCTCTGGGTACTCGATATCTTCATACTCGAGAAGTAATTCTTTTGCTTTCATTGATTTATATGTTTCCTCATATAAGTCTGGTCTGAGTACTTTAAAACTTCTAAAGAATACCTTAAAGGATGAGAAATCCTTTTCTTGGCCATTCTTGAATTTCTTCCATATCTCTTTTACCCTTTTATTCCAGGCATTCTCTTCTGCCCCCTTGAGTACTTTCTTCAAAGGTTTATGAGTATGATACATCAACAGAGTCTCTACATTCCCATACATTTGAGTGGCAAATAAATTGATTTGTACTGACTGTTCGGGTCCATACACATACTCCGCCATTCGTTGTATTAGTAAGAAGTCGAAGATTAACCGTTTTGTTATTTCGGAAGCCCTGATTACCATTGTAATAACTGGTATGTCTTCCCCAAACCTTTTCGAAAATGTGGCAGCAATAAGACATTGTTTTCCATTATCATGGTGATTATTAAACATATAGGTTATATTGTAATTCTGATTGTACTTATTTCTCAGTACTCTCAGTTTACTACGCAACAAGTCAAGCTTATTAAAATCTATGTAGTTATTCAATAAGCTAGTCCACTTAGTTTCTTTATAATTGAAACATCTGCCATAATCAAATTCTGGGTCTACCCAAGCCTTTCGTATTTTAATGAATACATTATATACTACTGCTACCCCAGAATTTGCTATTGCCCCTTTCCCAAATAGAGCTGGGTCTAATCGAAGGAACCCTTCATTTAGTTTTTCCCATGCTTCTTGAGATGTAGCGAATTCTAACGAATGGAGGGATTCCTCCGCATTAAGCTGAAGCCCCTCTAATTTCTTATTCCATCCACTCATATTAATAATTGGTATTCTGTCTCCAGAGATTTAACCTTTGTTTCTTATAGAATAACCTAAATAGGTTTTCATCTGTAAACCCATTCAATCCAAGGAATCCCATATACAAGTAGAATGATTTTACCAAAGCCTCTTGATAATCAAGTTCCTTAGTCATTACTGGAGTTTGTTTCCATGGCCTTGACTTTAATAGGTTTCTCGCCTTGTTCAATTCGTAGATAACATCGAACAAGTGTAATTTCTCATCCTCGTGTAGTACTTCGTTCAGATTATGGAATCCTGGTGTATACTGTATTACTGATTCATAATTCGGAGTATGGGATGGGTGAATTACACAGTACCCAATTCTTTGCCCAGGATATTCGCTCTCTCCCGAAATTAATATCTCCTTAACTCCAATAGCCATTACATCAAACAAGCTCTTTGCATTCTTATAGCTAAGAATATCTTCAGGAAGAATATTTGAATAAGCTAGAAGAGTAATATAGAAACCAATTGCATCAGCCTGTTCCTCATTTGCATTAGCTAAATGATTTAGTACTTCTTGATACTCATCTTCTGTTAGGTTATCAATATTCCAACCATATTTCTTAAGTAAAATTACAGCAGCATCGGTTGACTCAAAACCTTCGGTAAGTTCTTCAATAACTCTACCAATAAAGTCCTTCAAAATAACTTGGCTCTTTGCATTATTGATATCCAAAGGATATACGGGTAATTTTTCTATATCCCTATATCCTTCGAATTGCTCGATGCCAAGTTTATAAATCTCCTGAAGTATGTTTTCCTGTGATACCTCGGGAACAGCTCCTTTTATATTTCTTATGTCCATAGTTATCTCTCTCCTGTTGAACCAAAACCATTTGCTCCTCTACTTCCCCACATCTGAGATTCACAATAGTATTCTTCGCATTGAATCTCTTCGGGTTCTGTAAGATATACTGGAACATGAATAAATTGTGTAGCTTTCTTCCCTGCTTCCAAGGTAGCCATGTGATTAGAAGTATTTACTACTCCAATATGTACTTCACCTATATAAGGAGAATCTACAATCTCTGCAGTAAAAATAAGACCCTTGTTTGTAGATATACCAGACTTATTTGCTGCCATCAACATAGACTCTCTGGGTTCAATTAATACCCTGATACCCGATGGGATTAGTACTCTGCAATGAGGAGGGATAATGATTGTCTTAATAAAATCCCCTCCCTCCAACTCATATCGAATTTGTTGTTCGGTATTTACCGAAGTACCCATTAATTCGATGGGTGTAAGGTTAGTTGGGATGTAGAAATCTAAACCGGCATCTCCGGCATTGCCCCTTGAAGGTGAGGGTACCTTTCTTACTTTTGTAAATCTCAATTTGTTCATACGTTAATTCCTATTTTAGTTAGTAATTGTCCAAAGGTTAATCCTCTTTGAGGAATAATACCAAGTGAATGGCAGATTCGGTTAACATCTCTTTCACCCTCCATACAAATCTCAGAGAGTACATCATTCTGTTTTACGAAATAGTTTTGGTTGTTAAGATATATCTTAAGCATTGCCCATATCATATCAAGCTTTTTCATTACACTCTCTATAAAGTTCTCTAATCCGTTTCTTGGGTACTTCGAATTTCTCAACCGTTTTTGAAATAATCTCTTTTTTGTCTTTCCCTTTCCGAATCAAGCCTCGGATGTATTTCTTGATACCAACCGTGTCTTCTAATACATCCAAATCTTTGTATTGATTTCTCTGTTCTAACTCTTTCCTTGTAACGTTCAGATTCTGGGACATCTTGAACGCACATAACTCTGAATCCCCACATAGTTTACATTCTTTAGTTGATAAATCATACCCAATGCCAAAGCATGGGTCTCCATTAGTACCAAGCTGAGATACATCCAAAGGAGTAAGTATATCCTGCTTGGATAAGTCTGGAAGTTGTTTCTTTTTCTTAGCCATTAGTCATCTATTTTTTTTTCGTTGATGTATACACTATCGAACTGTTTCCCATCTACTTGTAGATAAGAAAAACCGATATTATTTATAAATAGTTCCCTGAGTTCCTCT